ATGCTCGTCGCGACCAACCGGCACTTCGAGCCCCGCCTCATCAACGTCATCCGACAGACCGTGCCCTCCGGCCTGCTCCCGACACCGACCGCCTCCTCCGCAACCGGGCCCGGCCGGAGCGGAGGAGGCGGAGGTGCCAACCTTCAGACCCGGATTCACGAGGGCCTATCCCGCACCGCCTCCATTCGCCTTGCCGGCAACGCCGTCGTTCGACTCCAGGCCCGCCTCATGCTCCAGCGCGGACTCATCGCTATCAACAACGAAAGGAACCTCTGATGCCCACCAAACAGGCTCGCAACTGCCGTGTCGGCGACATCCTCCTCTTCAAGAACAAGGAGAGCCGACTCATCACACGGATCGAGTACAACCCGCACAAGAGGGAACCTTACAAGTTCCACACAACCGACCTCGCCGGGGAGAATCCTCACCGCAACACCTACGCCGCCCTCGACCACGTCATCTACTGGGGCACTCAGGAAGCTCTGTTCTGATGAAGACTTCTACTGGTTATTGCTGGATGCTGCAAAACGAGGTGGATATCGCGCAGCATGCCCACGTGACAATGAGTCGTTGGATTCAGCAAGACGCTGAAGACGCGGGGGTTGAGATATCACTGAACTACCCTGAATTAGAAGGCGATTTGAAACGGTGTGCGCAGTTCAAGTATCTGTCGAATCTATGCAAAATTACAGGGGCTGAGGTTGAAGAGTCATTCGATGTTACGACAAAACGCGTAATCATCCACAACGTGGAGCCCCTTATCGGCCGGTCCAAGTGGTTGAATGAGCGGCAGAAGGTTCGCGATTTCTGTCTTGATCTGATCGCCGAAGGGCTTTCCTGATGGAACTCATCAACGACCAGTACGAGCGCCTCCTCCAGGACGTCCTCGACAACGGGGAGCCCCGCCAGGACCGCACCGGTGTCGGCACCCGTTCCGTCTTCGGCCGTCAGCTGAGGTACGACCTGTCTCGAGGTTTCCCCCGGATCACCACCAAGTACGTCCCCATGAAGGTCGTCAAAGCGGAACTCCTCTGGTTCCTCCGCGGGGAGCAGAACATCAACTGGCTCCGTCTGCTGGACGTTCACATCTGGGATAACTGGGCCGACGACAACGACTCGGTAGGGCCCCTCTACGGCTACCAGTGGCGCTCTTGGATCGACAACGACGGCATGGCCATCGACCAGATCAAGCGGTTGATTGCGGGTTTGAAGAGCGATCCGCACTCCCGTCGTCACCTCGTGTCGGCCTGGAACGTCGGCGACCTCCCCCAGATGGCCCTAGCCCCCTGTCACGCCTTCTTCCAGTGCTACGTTAGCAACGACAGCCGTCTGTCGCTCCAGGTCTATCAAAGATCAGCAGACCTCTTCCTGGGGGTCCCAGTAAATATCGCGTCCTATGCCCTTCTGACGCACATGCTCGCTCAGCAGACCGATCTGGAGGTGGGCGACCTCATCTGGACAGGGGGCGACTGCCACATCTACGACAACCACCTGGACCAGGTGAAGGTTCAGCTGGAACGGACGGTGTATCCCTTCCCCCGCCTGCGGCTGAAGAGGACGGCCTCGATCGACGCGTATCGGATGAACGACATCGACGCCTCTGAGGGCTACCGGCATGGTGGTGTTCTTCGAGCACCTGTCGCAGTCTAGGGGTGGACAACGACTAAGAAACATGTGATACTGATGCCGCAACCGAGTGAGAGGAACTGACATGACTGAAGACTCGATCCTCATCCGGGCCGAGCGCCTGATCAAAGGCGACATTGTCCTGTGGGCAAACGTCTCCTGGCGCGTTGGACTGATCGAGCCGGTCTCACTGACCGAGTTCGAGATCGTTCTGGAGTACGTCCGTGGCGGCTGTGACGATCACTCAGACCTCCGCACCACCGTCGGGCGTGACCGCAAGTTCCGAGCCCTCCGCCTGGTCTGAGTGGGGCGGTGACGAACATGCGTGAGAAACCAATAGCCTGGTGGACCGAGGACGGTGAGCCGATCCTGATCCACATCGACATCAACGGGAAGGCCCACTACCCGCCCAAGGATCCGAAGCCGAAGATCGTCCGGACAAGCGACGGTCACTACGACTGCTACTGCTGAGGACCCGATCTCAACAGCGCCGCCCCTGTCGTCCTAGTAGCGACAGGGGCGGTGTCGTGCCCGGGGCCGTTGCAGCGGCCTGCGGGGCCGAAGAGCAGAATGCTCAAGCTTAGCACGCCTCAAATGTTACGAACGTGTAACGGGGCTCTGCGGGGGTTGACCCCGTGTCGTTCCGGGCCTATACTTATTTATAGAAAGGAGGTTCAGCAGTAGGGGCTCGACAGGGCCGGAGCAATGTTCGTTGACAACTCCAAAGCGTTGATTTCCCACGGAAAGGTCTAGGGGCTCGAGGTGCTCGGGGACGTGCGCGGGGTGCTTGGAGACGTGCGCGGGGTCGCACCCCCTCCCCCCGCCCCGCACTCGGTAGCAACCGATTTCCTTCGCCTCGAAATTCGGCTCCGTGTGGTGTGATTTCTGTCTCGTTAACGCTGTTAAGATCGCAACCCCGAGGGTCGTGACGACACGGGCGAGAGGGGCTGTTCAGTCTCCGTCCTCGTTCGTGCTCCTGTCGAGGTGTTCATGCTCTTGTGGCTCTCAGGGGGCTGACGTGCTGTAAGGCCCGTAGACGGCCTCTAGACCTCTCCTCAGTGTCCTGCACTGACTAGGGGCTGAAATCGTCTCAGAATGGCTCTCAGCGCGTCTGAGGGGCATCTGAGGCGGGACGGTAGCCGGGTGCGACAGGACGGGGGACCCCCTACGCGGTGGCGGTGTGTCCCTACGGGGCCCGACACGGCCCGTGGGGTGGCATCGACAGGGCGAGAGTCGAAGGGCTGTTCACTCTTCTCGTTTTTGTTCTCGTGTTCGAACGAGCGAACGATCGATCACGTGGCGACACGGGCGATGGCGAACCAGAACCCCCTATATACCCTATATATGCAATTGTATATATCGTACTCAGAATATATAAGAGTAGTATAGAATATTATACTACTATGACATTAATGTATGGTACAAGATACTATACTAGATACCAAGTATTTATACTACTATCATTATATTCTGTATATAATATTTATATAATATAATAATATATATATATTATTACGAAGAGAATAAAGGTGAATGCAGATTCACGTTAGGTCGATTTCGTACCTACATCGCCCCGATTCCCAGCCTGTCGAGCCCCTCTTTCGAACACCTGTTCGATGCATAATCGTTGCAATCAGGGGCCTGTCGTACTCTGGGGTACCCACCCCGGTGGATGTACCTACATCCGCCCGTGTCGTCACCACCGCTTCACTACCTACTAACTACTTAGTAACCACTCTTTAGGACCTTAGTCCCAACTCGGCCTCGAGCCGTGTCGTCACTAGGTAGTCAGTCTTCATAGGACCTTGGTCCCGATGGGCTAGTGCACAGAGGTCAGAGGTCTCTGTCGAGGGTTGTGTCATGACAGTCAGAGAGTGTGAGCGGGGGCACAGGAGAGGGGCTTGACGGTGACGACATGATGTAGGAGAGTAGGGGTACCGGAGAGCGGGGAGGGGCCCTGCCCGGTAGCCGTAGGAAGAAGCACAGGATGACCAGGGACGAGGCGTTGATGAAGGTGCGGGAGAGGGCCGGCGGGGACCTGTCGTGCGTACCGGGGCCCGTGATCATGCGAGCGGTTGCGCTGCTTATGCAGTGCAACGGGGAGAAGGAGGACGCGTGATGCACGTGCTCGTGACGCGGGGCGGGGTGGCCGTTGACCTGTCGGATGTTCAGGCTGTTGTCGAGGCCATGGAGCAGGACGAGTTGTACATGCTCCAGTGGACCGAGATGCTGTCGTGGTTGAGGATGGCCTCGACTGTTGTGTCGAGGCTCGGGGGCGACATGAGGCGGCTCCCGGACGAGACGCCCGATGGGAAGGTATGGACCGTGATGGGTATCACACAGTGAGAGGTGGACATGAACGACAAGATGTAGTTAGAGTAGTAACCGACAACAACAAGAGGGCTTGTCGCAGAGCCCGAACCGAGGAGAGACAGATGAACGAGAAGATCGCGGACAAGGTTGAGGCGCTGTGCGGCGCACTGGAGTGGACCGATGAGGCGAACGCGCTCGGGGAGGTCGAGTGCGACTACAGCGCGGACGACACGTGCGGGTGGCTGACGATGGGCCCGGTGCGTGTCGAGTGGATCCGTGACGGGCTGGAGGACTGGGTCGCGGTGAACGTGATGGTGGACGGAGAGCCATTCGACACGGACGGGTACTCAGACCTGAGAGACGCAGTGACGGATGCGGCGCACACGACGTTGGAGTGGCAGCACTTCCGCGATGAGGACATTCGCGACGAAGTCGTGTCGTGGCTGGAGCATCGAGGCGAGTACTTCGATGTTTTCGGGCCGCAGAACGTGCACGATTCTTGGACGATCCTGTGGGGCGAAGTGACGGTGCAGGGCTACTACGACGATGATGGTGCGTTCATGTGGTCGGTGTGCAACCCCGAGAGTGGGGACTACATCGACGGCGATGCCTCGGACGATGCGGACGCGGTGATCGATGTGATGATCGAGTGCGCGAAAGACCCGATGGTCGAGGCGTGGGTTGAGACCGTGGCCATGGAGACTGCGGAGGACGACTGGAGTGTGCGCTCATCCGAGGATCAGATGACCGTGTGGACACGATCCTCTATCACGTTCAACCTGAGCCGTAGGGCGTACTACGAGAGTGTCGGCTACGAGGAGGGCCGGATCGAACTGGAGCACCGGATTGGAACCGGGGAGTGGACGCCCTATAACGAGATGCTGCCCGAGGACGAGGAGGACGTGAGGCGTATGGCCAGTGAGGCGTACGCGTGGGTGAGGAGCATCGATGATTGAGCCGGTTGAGGCTCAGGAACGCGCCGTCCGCGGCTTGGTTGCCGCGGGCGGCACGGGCCTTGTGAGCGCAGGAACAGGGTGCGGTAAGACATTGATGTCGCTGTGGGTTATTGATCGGATGGCACGACAGGAGAGTGTTGATCCCGGCGATCTGTCGGTACTCGTGGTAGCGCCGCTGCGCACGGAGAGCGGTTGGCGTCGTGCAGTGGGTCAGGTTTGGCCCGGAGGTGAAGTGGAGTTCAGGGTGCTGAGCAAGAGGCGCAAGGTTGAACGCGAGGCACTTGAATCACTACTGAACGGCGACAAGCCCCGGGGCGTGTCGTTCATCGGTTGGGAACTACTGGCGAGCGTGTCGAAGAGGAAGGGGTATGACGCACGAGCGGGGCGCGTGAAGAGCAAGGCGACGACACGAGTGCTGGGTGGTGTGGAGTTCGATTGGGTCATCGGCGACGAGATTCACCGCGCGTGCAATTTCAGGACGGTCACGTCGCAAGTGCTCTGCAAGGTGAAGGCACGGCATCGCTTGGCGCTCAGTGCCACGCCGGCGGGTGGCCAGCCCGTGAACATCTTCGGCGCACTGAAGTTTTTGTGGCCCCGTAAGTACCTAGGGTTCACGAAGTTTGCGGATGCGTTTTTCACGAGTGAGCCATGTTATTTCGGTGGGCCGTACTCGGTGACGTACGGCGCTGAGAAGCGACCCGGGTTGCTGTCGAGTGGGCACCGGAAGCGCGGTGAATGGCAGGACATGCGAATCGAGGACGTCGCTGGGGCGCTGCCGCCGGTGGACATTCGTCGTGTGGACTGCGCGATGACTGCGGAGCAGCGCAGGCAGTACAAGATGCTGCGCGATGAGGCGGTGGCGTGGATGGGTGATCACCCTGCCGTTGTCGGACTACCGGTGACACGCGACATGAGACTCAGGCAGGCGACGCTGGGTCAGATGCGAGTGCGCCCCGTGCAGGGTGGGGACGACGAGTGGTATTTCGATCCGGGTTCGCGAAGCGGCAAGATCACGGCGTTGCTCGATATCTTGAAGGACGTCGGCGATGAGAAAGTCGTCGTCTACTCGCCGTCGCGCAAATTCCAGGTGCCGTTGGTCGCTCAGCTGGAGAAAGCCGGCTACTCGTGCGTGCGTGTTGACGGCGAGCACAAGGACGACTGGAGACAGTTCCTCGACAAGGACGGCCCGCAGATCCTGTGCGCGGTGATCCCCGCCGTCGCCGAAGGTGTTGACGGACTCCAGCGGGTCTGTCGTCATGAAGTGTGGGTCGGGCTTGATCCATCGGTGGTGCGCTGCGTGCAGGCACAGGGCCGGCTGCACCGCACGGGTCAGACCGGCACCGTGGTCAGGTGGTTGCTTCAGTGCCCGGGGACTGTCGATACCGAGTCCGTCATCCCTAGGCTTGACCAGCGGTATGCGGATCTGAAGGTCTCTGGGCTCATCTGAGAGCCTTTCAGGGCGCCCCTAGTACTAGGTACTAGGGGCGTCTTTCTGTGCCGCCTACGGCGCTTACAGCGCCCCAAGCGTGCGGGCATGAGAAAGCCCCCGCCGGAAACCCGACGGGGGCTGTTGGTGAGGTGCTCAGCAGAGCGTGTCGATGACTTCATCGATGCGGAGGACGCCAAGGTCCTGCTCCTCAGCGGCGGCCCGACTCGGGCAACCGCGGCTGAGTGCGCCCTCGATGGTCCGCTCGCGCAGGCCCACGAGGCGGCCGACGATGACAGCCCGGTCGGCCGGCTTGATGTGCCGGGCGCCGGCCTCGATGTCGTACATGGCGTCGCTGCGGTCGAGGTAAACGGCGCTGTCGAGGCGGGCGAGGATGGAGGAGATGGAAGCGTGCATTGGGGTGCCTTTCGGTTCGGCGGTTCAGTTGGACGCCTATAGAGGATCATGCTCGTCAAATTCGTTGGAATCATGCGGTTGTTGAAGGCTGAACAACCGACTTATAAGTGGTTTTCAGGGCTTTGTAGTGCTACACCGCGAGGAGAAATCTCATTATGTGGACATCGAGGTTTGTTCGGGGCCTGGAATATGACGCGGTACCTAGGACCAAGGGCCTGATTGAACTGTTCATTTCAGTGGTCGCCAACACTTTTGACACAACGCGTGGTGCAGAATCTCGGTATGCAAACTGTATGGGGTATGTAGTTATGACTCGGCAGGGCCTTTAGCCGGCGACAGAGCACCTCTGTCGGACCGAGTCCGCGGATTGATAAGTGACTGGCGTCACGCGCTGAAGGGTTGTGCGAAGACATGATGTGGGGCAGTATGGGGTCATCACAGGAACCGAACAGGAAGGAGCACATGATGCTGACGCTCGGAGAAGCGCAGGACATCTTCATTGACACGCTGCCCGGCGATGTGGAGTGGACGACGCAGCGATTCTCGAGGACACCGGATGACATGGACTACGTCGAGGAATGGGTCGTACGGACCGACGACAAGAGGATCGATTGCGATGTGACTTGGTTTGACAGCATTGGCTTCCCGGTCAGTGTCGTGATTGAGACCTGTGATCCGTTGCGCGAGACGCTCCACCGCGATATGGTTGATCCTGAAGACGCTGAGTCGGCGGCGGCCTGGCTCACTCAGAACTGAATCCCAACCCTTGAAAGGAACCGAAAATGTCGCTCTCACACAAGATCTTGGCCTTCATCATCGTCCCCGCCCTGGTCGGCACGATCATCGGCATCGCGCTGGGGACGGTGCATCACTCGCGGACTGGAGCGACGGAGGTGCAGGACATCGCGCATTGCCTGTCGGACGATGGCGCGCTTCCCGACGGTGAGGACGTGTGCGTCTGGGATCCGGCTGTTGACGGCGATGGTACCGGCGAGGCTTTCGTGATGACTCGTGTGCAGTACGAGGCCGACCAGGACGCCCGTGAGCACCAAGCCTTCGAGGCGCACGTTATTGGCCAGGACGACGAGAAGATTCGACAGCACGATGCGGGGATGCAGTGAGACGCGCACTATCAGAGTCAGTAGCAGAGGAGGACGAGCGCATAGCCCGGCTAGTGAAAGCGGAGATCAAACGACACGGAGGTGCGGCTGAGGTCTCGAGCGTTGTCGGCTGGAGGAAAGGGACCCTACAGGCACGGCTTGACCGCGGTGCAGTCTGGACGTTAGGAGAACTGAAGGCCTTGGCCGAGCATGAAGTCCTATCCGTACCGACAATGCGGGCAATAGGAATGGCGAGAGGTAGTTATAGGACTGAGATACCCGAAGCACTCACGATCCACCACACAATCTAACCAACCCAACCACGCCCCGGCCGTTCGGCCGGGGCAGAAAGGTACCCGCATGAGCATGCTTTCATCTACAACCGTCATGCGCCTCCTCGACAGCGGAGTGCTCACCATTACACCGCTGTCCGCCGGCGCGATTCAGCCGGCGTCCGTTGAGATGCACTTGCACCGTGATGTCATCCGCGATGTCGGACTGTCCACCGAGCACCGTGATGACAAGATCACGGACACCATCCTCCTCAGGCCTGGTGAGTTCGCACTGGCTAGGACGACGGAGTGCGTAGGCATTCCAGCGCATCTCGTTGCCCGTGTCGAGGGCAAGTCGTCCTGGGCGCGCCGCGGGCTTTTGGTGCACATCACGGCGGGCTTCATCGATCCGGGCTTCTACGGAACGATAACGTTAGAGCTCTGCAATCTCGCGGCTCGTCCGCTGGAACTCCCCGTCGGCTGCGCCATAGCGCAGTTGTCGATTCTGGAACTCGACACACCGCCGATTGTTCCTTATGGAGACGAATCTCTGGGTTCTCATTACCAGCATCAAATCGCTACCACAACCGCACCGAACATTTCAGAAAGGTAACATTTTCATGTCTTGGGGGAAGAGAAGCCGGGATGAAATCCTGGAAAACCTGAAGCATTTCGGGAATGCGAATGAGAAAAAATTGGGGCTGTATGAGGGCGAATACCTAAGTATTGACGGTTCCGAGATTCCGGACTCCATCGAGCATCTCAAAGTGAGAGGTTTCGGGAACGCGGAGCTGAAAATTTCGGGCTGGGAAGGATCACTGGACCTCATCGGAGATTTGTACGTGAAGATCGAAGATGTCTCCGATGTCGAGATCAATACTACTCAGGGTTGCATTTTCGACTGCACGGCTTGTGAGCGAGTACGCGTTATCGGGCAGTCAACAGGCCGCCTCGTGATGTGCAGAAATGTTGATCTTTATGATCTTACCAACACCGAACTCTGGTTCTGCGGACAGGTGGAGGCCTACGATTCCGCTAGATTCCAGGCTAATAGGGGCTCACGTGTGATGCTCTTCGATCGCGCGAATGGAGACGTCTACGGTAATTCATCCGCTGTTCTGCTCGATACTTCGCGAGCTATTGCATACAAGGACTCGCGAGTTAATGCCGTCTCCGATATGTCAGTTGTTCAGCACGAGTCAGGCGCTATTGTTCATGGCGACGGGAAGATTCAGTGCTTCGGGAGTAACAAGGATAAAGGGAGCCTTTTCACTGCGACCCGGGGGTTTCTGAATCGCCTGGCCCTCCCACTGAATTCTTTCGAAACCGAGTACCTCGTTTACAAGACGACAAGTGCGGACGGTCTTACGGGGCAACTCTATGATGAGCCTACTAAGTGGGAGGTCGGCAAGACCGTGTCGATCCCGGAGGAGAAGCGCACGACACTGAACCGTGGGCTGTTCTTCACTCCGACGCTGGCTCATGCGATCTCGCGGGGGCAAGAGTACGAGCAGCCGTTCCGCGTGTTCCGAGTGAGGATCAGGATCGATAACGTTAAGCTTACGAACATCTTCGGACCGATGTACCGCAAGGAGATCGAGGCCTGGGAGGGGGAGGTGATCGACGAGGTGAAGAACCCCGTCGAGATGCTCTTCGACACAGTGTGATCCTCGCAACTGCGAGAGCGGAAGCCGCCTGGTCCTTCGGGGCCGGGCGGTTCTGCTTCGCCCGAAAAACCCAGCCGAGTTGGGAGCCCACGGCCCGCGAAAAACTTCGGCTTCGCGAGGTGATTTCCCCCCTTGACGCGGGAGCCGAAACCTCGTAGGGTGAGAGCACCTACAGGAAGGATTTCCTATGAAACGATACGACGTCTGGTTCGACAAGATCAACGAGGTCGCCTGGTCCTTCAAGTCTCTGCCGAACGCTCTGGACGCAGCCATACGAGGCCCCTACCTGGTCACTGAACGTGTCCATATCGGGGACCCGAGACTGGAGTTCGTGGAGGACCTAGCCGAAACGATTTCCGATGATCCCGTGATGAGCCAGCTCATCAAGGAGGCTCAGATCGCGATCGAGGAGGCAGAGGCTCTTGACTTCTACCGCAGCCATTGATCGTGCTCGCCGTCTTCTGACTGCCCGGTCGGAGCGGGACAAGCAGCGCTGTGTCGGACCTTCAGGCCTCGGCAAGTGCTGCGACCTTTGCCTAGGCGAGGACCTAATGGGCATCAAGCGTCCGGGTGAGAACGAGAAGACACCCATCGCCCCCCTGCTCGGGACGGCGTTCCACCTGTTGTGCGAGAAACGCAGCCGCGACATGGAGCGGGAGGCTAAAGTTCTTGTGGAGCAGCCTGTCCATGTCGGTGATGTCGGTGGGTACGGCCCTATCAAGGGCACCCTCGACAGGTTCGACATCGAGGCCGGGGAGGTGATGGACTGGAAGCTTGTCTCCCTGAAGAAGCGGGACGCATTCAAGCGGCTGTACCGCAAGTCCCAGCGGGACGGTTTCGACGCCGTCGTCGAGGATTACGGAGCAGCGCAGTTCCTCCAGTACTACATCCAGCTCTGCTTGTACGGAAAGGGCATGGAGGATCAGGGCTACGACGTGAACAACGTCACGTTGCTGCTCTTGCCTCGGGACGCCACGGTCCATGTGGTCGAGTCCGAGCTCACCGCCCTGTCGATGCCTTACGACAGGGATCTCGCCATCTATGCTCTGGGGCGGGCGGGACTCATCTACGAGAAGGCCTGCAAGAACAACGAGTTGATCACAACCCTTGACAGTGCACCTGAGTGCTTCTACTGTAGTAAGTACAGACCGATCCACTACATGAAAGGCTGAGATGCGTCACGCACGACAGAACCGCCGACGTCCTGACAAGGACGACTGGCTCCTCATGATCGGTGAGGGCCTCGTCATCGGGAGCGTCATCTTCGCCGGGGTAGTCACCCTGGTCATCGGAACCGTCATCTTCGGAGGTTGAGATGTCAACATTCAACGACCTGTTCAAGAAGTCGGGCTTGAGGGAGGTGCAGCCCGAAGACCTCTCCACGTTCTCGCTTCTCCTGTTTGGCCTGGCCGGGACTGGTAAGAGTTCGCTCGCTGCTACGGCCTCGAAGTGCGAGGATCTGGCGCCCGTACTGTACATCGACTTCGAGAACGGCACCATGCCACTGGGCCAGTGGGGCGATCTTGATAAGACCACCATCGTTCACTGCGACTCGTGGAACGACTGCGTCAAGCTCTTCGAGAACGTGATCAAGCCCTCGATAGACAAGGGCGAGTTCCCGTTCAAGACTGTGGTGATCGACACGCTCGACCAGCTTCAGGAGCTTGTGGTCAACCATTTCCAGACCATCAACCCGAAGGATACCTTCGCCGCGTGGGCTGCCGCCTACGAGGCACCGCGCTCCATCATCAAGGCTCTGTCGGACGCCAAGGGCGTGTCGTTCATCGCGATCACGCACGCGGAGCGGGAGACCAACGAGGTCACCGGCGCCACGCTCGTGAGCCCCTCGTTCGAGGGCAAGAAGTCCATCCGCAAGCTCCCGTCCATGTTCGACTTCGTAGGATACATGTCCTGGGTTGACACGCAGGACGAGAACGGGGAGGATGTGCTCGTGCCCGCGTTGTTCACGCAGGAGAAGTCAACCCTGACCAAGCAGCGCATCACCGGGTTCCCCGAGGCCATCGGGAACCCGACCATGTCGAAGTTCTATGGCTTCATCAAGCAGGCCTTGAACAAGACGAACTGACCGAACCGCAACCCAACAACAGAAAGAGAACCAGTATGCTGTCTATCAACCTCTCCGACATGGACGTCGCCCGTGAGGGTGGTGCCTTCGAGCTCATCAAGCCTGGCAAGCACCACGCCTACGTTTCCAGTGTCGAGGTCACCGAGTCCAAGTCCAGCGGGAAGCCGATGCTCGTCGTCGAGTGGACCGTTGACGGGGACGACACCGAGGCGGGCAAGACTGTGCTCGATCGCACTGTCTTCACCATCAAGAGCAAGCGCACCGGCAAGGAGCAGATCCACTTCAACCTGCCCAAGTACTTCGGTGCTGCTGGTCAGTGGCCGAGCAACCCGGCCGAGCTCAAGGCCAAGCTCTCCCCCGCTCAGATTGACAGCACCGTGCAGGCTGTCGAGGAGGGCCTGGAGGGCGTTGGCGCTACGCTCGACATCGCCGTGGATGAGGGCCGCAAGCGCTTCGACCAGAACGGCCAGCCGGTCTACAAGACCGACGAGAACGGCGATGAGATCACCGACGAGAACGGGAACTTCGTGCAGGACACCTGGAACCCCTCGAACTCGGTGAAGCGTCTGACCTTCGACCCGAAGAAGACCTCCTCGGCGAAGATCACGCTCCTGTAACGATCGCCTGATACGCTAGCAGCCCTCGACAAAACCGTCGAGGGCTGCTAGCGTTGTGGGTAGCAGCGAGCCGTCTCACAGAATCGAGGTACACATGAGTCAGTTACAACAGTTCTTCGAGCGCATCCTCCCCGATGACGAGGGGTGGGTACCCATTATGAGTCTGGGGCCCGGCGGTGGGCTGTCCCGCTGCCAGTGGTACCACTGGCCGACCGAGGCCGAGAAGATGTGCGAGGTCGTCGAGAAGATGTCCGACAAGGATGTCTACTGGTCGCCTATGCTCTTCCACAAGCCCTCCACTCTGTCGTCTGCACGTCACGCGACGAAGAAGAACGTGAAGCGGTTGGCTTGCGTCTACGCCGACCTGGACGGCCTTCATCCTGATGACCTGTTCCTGGAGCCCACTGTGCTCGTGAAGTCGAGCCCCGAACACTACCACGCCTACTGGCGCCTGTCGGACTACCGCTCACAGGGGAACCTCGACATCGAGCAGCTCAACCGTGGGGTCTACCAAACGCATGCCGACACGGGCGTGGATCGAGGATGGCCACTGGCGAAGAAGCTCCGTGTGCCTGGGACTATGAACACGAAGCCCAAGTACGGGCTCCCAACCCAGGTCTCCGTCGAGTTCAACGACAGGAAGTCCTACTCGGTCAGGGAGTTCACAGCGGCGTACTCCCCAGCCTCTACGCCGAAGGTCGATCTCATCATGGAGATGCCTGAGGTCGATCAGGATGGGGCCATGGCGATCATTAATCGCCTCAAGGACAACAAGATCGCGGCGCTGTATGCAGATGATCCTCTGCCATCGGATGACTGGTCAGCACTCATGTACTCCCTGGAGTGTTCCCTGTTCGAGGCCGGTGTCGAACTCGCTGATGTCTTTACTGTTGTTCAGGACGCTGGCTGCAACAAGTACAAACGTGATGGCCGTCCGGACAGTGACCTGTGGATTCAGCTCCAGCGCGACAAGGCACGTTGGGATGATGATCAGGAGGCCCAAGCGGACCTTGCTGACGCGATCGCCGTTGAGGCGATCAACGGGGAGCCGATCCGCGTCCCCCGGTTGCAGGACGAGCGCAACGGATTGTTCTGGGGTGACATCCACCTGATCAACGAGAAGTTCGATAGTGTTCCGCAGGATACTGTGGTGGACTCGCTGGCCCAGTACATGAACGACATGTCGTCACGCACATCGAAGCAGTTCAACTACGCAGCGGCTATGTCGATCCTCTCCGCAGTGCTCGGATCGGACATTCGTGTTCGCCCCTCGTTCGGACGGCTGAGTTGCAACCTCTACACGCTTCTCCTGGGACGAACGACACGTGACAAGAAGTCAACTACGGCCAGTTATGTGAAGCACTTCCTTCGTCGTGTCGGAGCAGAGTTCAATCTGGACCTTATCGGCCCCGAGGATCACACGCCTGAGGCTCTGGCTCAGCACTGCGGGGAACGCCCCGGGGAGTCGCTCCTCGTGATCTTGGACGAGGTGCAGGACTTGTTCGCACGGGCCATGCGCTCTGGTTCGTACATGGACGGCGAGATCGGTTTCCTCACGAAGGCCTACGACGGGTACATCCCGTCGATAGCTCGGAAGCAGAAGGGGCATGAATACCGAAGGGAGACACCGTTCTCCCTGTCGATCCTGTGCATGGGGATCTTAGATCAGGCCGCAGGGAACCTGAAGGTGGAGAAGATTGCTTCAGGGTTCGTTCCGAGGTGTCTGCCCGTTCTGCCTGAGCCGACGGAGTTCGACCCGGCGAGGACCATGGACGACTTCACCATCCTGTCGGACATAGACGACGAGACGCTCCAACGGCAGGACAATATGTTCAACCTGAATCTCCGTCTTCTGACACTCGCCAAGCACCACTGGCGTCAGGAGCGCGAGGCCCTGGAACCCTTCACGGTGGAGGGCGAGGACGCGCGTGCTCTCATCGCCTTCGAGGAGAAGGCCTTGGATCGTATTCGGGACGCCGGGAACATGTGCGCAGTTCTCGCAGACCAGCACCCGTTGTACAGCGAGTACCTAATCCCTTGCGTTGAACGCCTGGGCCTGTCGATCCTCCGTATGGCTGCTCTAATCGCTGCTGCTGAGCAGCAGCACACGGTCAAGATGCGCCACGCGGTGAAGGCCGTTCAGTTGGCGGAAGTTCACCTGAAGGCCTTCGAGGCGTTCGTCGCCTGCGCTGCGGATTCCGACATCAGCAAGTATGTCGCGCAGGTCGAAGCCTTCCTGGCAGCCCAGCCCAACAAGACAGCGACGCGTGACGCGGTTCTGGGTCATCTTCTCCGCCGGATCGACAATACTCGACGAGCCGATGAGATCGTCGATGCCGGGGCTCGTATGGGGCGTCTCGCCGTACCAGTTGTGAGAAACGAGGCAGGGAAGAAGGTCAGGATGGTCTCACTCAAGCAACGAGACTGACTCATGAGAACCCCGGGTTGCGGCCCGGGGTTCTCTCTGTGTACTATACATATGTACCAACCAGTGAGGAGAGAACCGTGCAGATACTGGTACCAGACGTCAACGGCCTGACGGGTGAGCAGTTCGTCGCGCTCCAGCAGGCCAAGAAGGTTGCAGGCATCGAGGGTCCGATCGAGGTCACCGACCGAGCCAAGCCAGGCAACAGGTTCACTGTGGGGGCCTTCGGGGCCCCAGGGACGTGGGCGCTCGACCAGCTCGACAGGGCCGCGAGGACCGAGGGTCGCTCGCAGAACTCGTACGGATTCGAAGACATCTTCGACGGGACCGAGCTCCACCTGGACATCGAGACCTACTCCCGTGTCGATCTGAAGAAGAACACTGTCTATCGATACGTCGAGGATGAACACTGGATGATCCTCGTTTGTTCATGGTGTGTCGGTCAAGGGGATATCCACACCGCGTATGGTCATGAGGAAATCTCCGGAATTCCCGGACTGTTCGATCCGAACGTGAAGAAGATCGCGCACAACAGCGACTTCGAGCGGATCAACTTCAGTGCGCTGAAAGGTCTCCCTGTCGGCACGTACATCGACCCCGAGGAGTACATCGACACAGCCGTGCTCGCCTCGCTGTGGGGCTACCCCCGGTCTCTAAAAGGATTCTGCAAAGTCGTCGGGGGAGAGGCTAAGGACGAGGCCGGCGGACGACTCATCAACATGTTCTCTGTGCCCAACCGCAAGGGCGTCAGGACGCTGCCTGAGGAGCGCCCCGCGGACTGGGACGCCTATGTCGAGTACAACCGACAGGACGTCATCTCCATGCGGGACAACATCTACAGGCTCGGCAAAGGTTTTCCGTCGGCAGAGGAGTACGAGGCCTGGATCATGGCCACGCGGATCAACGACAGGGGCATCAAGATCGACACGGACCTGGCTGGAGCGGCTCATCGTCAGTACGAGGCGAACAAGGCGCGCGATTTGACTCGGGTCAAGGAGATCACCGGACTGGACAATCCGAACAGCGTGCAGCAGTTCAAGGGTTGGCTCGCGGCTCAGGGATTCGAGATGGAATCCATCGACAAGGCGCATGTCGCCGAACTCCTGGAGCGCGACGATCTCCCGGACGAGGTCCGTGAGGCCGTAGAGCGTAAGCAGTTGGCTGCCCTGTCGGCCGCGACCAAGTACGTCATCGCTCAGGGCTCGACGAACTCTGATGGTCGGTTGCGTGGAACGATCAAGTACAGCAATGCTAACACCGGTCGCATGACGGGCGTCACACTGAGCCCGCACAATCTACCCCGTGACCACTTCACGGACGCTGAAGGAGAGCACGACACTGAAGCCGAACAGGCGGCGATCGACAAACTCCTGGCTGGCGTGCCTGTGGGCTCCCAAGACCTCAAGAAGCTTGTGCGCCCACTGCTTATGGGGCCTTTCACCGTGTCGGACTACAGCGCCATCGAGGCTCGCCTCACCGCCTGGGCCGCAGGCGAGGACGAAGTCCTGGATGCCTTCCGCGAGGGGAAGGACATCTACGTCGCTACAGCAGAACGTATGGGTGGGGAGAAAGCTGGGTTCGATCGACAGCGCGGGAAGGCAGCAACTTTGGGCTGCGGTTTCGGAGGGGGAGCAGGAGCGCTACTCAACCTCGGGGGCGCCAAGATTTACCCTAAGGGCACGCCTGATGACGTGATCTGGGCGGGGCTCACCTCGCTAGTTGAGACTTGGCGAGTTGCCCATCCGCACATCGTGTCCTGGTGGAAGCAGGTCCACACCGCCTTCGACAAGGGCGGACCTGCATCACGACGAATCCCCGTGGATGTCGAGATCGTGGGCAATGACCGCTACGTGTGGCTCCCATCGGGTCGGGCGCTTGTCTACCACAACTGCCGCCGTGAGTACGTGCAGCCCAAGGACCGCAACGGCAAGCCACTGCCCTACCGTCGGCGCGCCTGGGTCTGCGATGCCGTGGTGGGCAACGGAACGCAGCGACGCATCGTCGGTGGACCCACGCAAGTCGAGAACATCATCCAGGCCATCGGCCGGGACCTGCTCACGCATGCTCTCGTCAACGTCGAACGAGCCGGATTCCGCACGGTCACGCACGTTCATGATGAGATCGTTACAGAGACTACTGGCGAATTGACCGTAGAGAGACTATCCTCGCTTATGTGCGACCTACCGGACTGGGCAGAGGGACTGCCGGTCGAAGCGGCCGGTTACACGACACAGAGATACCGGAAGGACTGACCATGAACTACCCCGCGCATCCTGATGACAGCCTCGTCGAACGTTTCGTTCGTCCGCGCCCGCGAACCTGCTGGGCCATCAAGATCGAGGAGCGCTCCATCGAAGCGGCCCGCACCGTCGCCCGTCGCTACGGTGTCAGCCTCCGCGACCCCGAGTTCTTCTACGGACAGTGGATGGTGATCTGGCCCGACAAGAACGTCGAGTTCTACTCCGACAAGGACCTGGACGCCACCTTCGAGACGGAGCACCTCTGATGCATCTCCCGTTCGCAGTGGACCGCTTCATCGCCGTCCTGGAGGACAACTACAACCATGCCACCACCGACGCCGGGCGCGACCAGGTCGTCGCAGACGCCTGCCGCCTGTGGGCCATCTGGCAGCCTGTACCGCCCGCATCAGCCGCGATCTCGCAGTGGATCAACGAACACAAGAAGGAGAACCGATGAAGTTCAAAACGCAGCCACAAGCTCTCGGCTCGCTCAAGATCGGCGAGAGGGTGCTCATGCCTGTCGAATTGGCGGCCACTCTCATCGACATCGAGCTGCCCAACGACAAGGGGCTGTGCAAGGTGACCTGGGAGTTCCCTGAGGTCAACGTCCGCTTCCACACATACAGCACCCGCTACACCTCAGTGAACAAGGTGACCGGAAAGGAGGAGACCGATGAGTGAGCGCATCCTGGCTGTCGATGCCGGGGTCTCGACGGGTTGGGTCCTGGGTCAGCAGCCCAGCGATCCGTACGACGAAGGGTCGGAGATTCTCGACTTCGGGCAGTTCCGTAGCGAGCGCTGGGAGGAGACGGTCACCGAGCTCCTCACCAAGCTCACCAGTGAGCCGACCACTCTCGTCATCGAGCAGTTCGACCTGCGACCCAACAACAAGTTCCGCGCCGATCTCACCACCGTCAAGGTCAACAGCGCCCTGTCGTACTGCGCGACAGCATGGAACCCGAATGTCCGCATCATCTGGCAGACCCCCGGTCAGGCCAAAGGCGTCATCACCGACAAGGCGCTCAAGGCCCTGGGCTTCTGGCCCACCGGCAAGAACGTCGGCTGTCCGGATGCTGATGATGTGCGAGACGCAGCACGCCACTTCTACTACTACTCGATCAAGACCTGCCACGACGCCAGTCTGGCAGCCCGGATGGGGGGCCGCCATGCCAACATTGATTGATAAGTTCCGAGAGATTTGTGACGAGAAGTTCGGAGCGAACGCAGGTCAGGAGCACGAGGACATCGACGGCAAGCCGTTCATGTACCGGTACGACTTCTGCGTCAGTAACACGCCCTGTGTGATCGCTATCCACTACAGGGACGACACGCTTGTCGGGTGCGTTCAGCACAACGGCTACACCTTCTTCCGCAAGACGCGCTGTGTCTCAACGAGCGATGTCCGCCAGATGCTCACCCAGATTCGCACGATCGTCTACGCGGTGAATGAGCCAGCTTTCTATCTGACTGAGGATTGCATGGGCCCGGGCTACGACTACGTCGGGACCTGGGACGCTCGACAGGGAGGCTCGCAGATCGAGGACTACTTCCGCATCAATGAATACGGCGCTGTGTGTGCAGGCTCGAACTACACCCGAATGCCGCTGGAGCAGATGGCGCCTGTCGAGGAGAAGCCCGACGCCGTGAACGCCCCGAAGCACTACGCGTGGTTGGGCAACGCGCTGGCCGAGCAGGTCGAGAACGTCGGCGATGTCGAGGTCTTCCACGTGCTCTTGGCCGCATTCGACAAGGAGCCACTTCTGTGGCAGGTCGGCAAGTACCTGCTCCGAGCTGGACGAAAGGGCGACAGGAAGCAGGACCTGGAGAAAGCGAGGTGGTACCTGGACAAGGCCATCGACTCTCTGTGATCTGAGCACAGAAGACCCCCTAGTTGCCGCTAGGGGGTCTTCTTGTTACTCCTCATCGAGCTCGGCCTCGAGCTCAGTGACGCGCTTGTGGAGCCGGGTGATCTCCTCGGAGTACTGCTTGACCAGGATGTCTTTGGCCTTCAGGAGCTCGGCCCAGTTGTCAGTGACCTGCTTGGACTTCTGGAGCTCAGACTCCCGGATGCCTCGCTTCCTGTCGGCCAAGACCTTCATGATCTGGGGGATGGACGCAGCAAGGGCTGTGGCGAGCGCAATAATCGATGTAATTGTGGCGCTCACCTCAGGCCCTCCGCTCGATCGCATCCTTCGCGTCCTGGACTGAACGAGCACGTTTCACAGCAGAGTGGAGGACGTTCCACCGCGCAACCAGGAAGAACCACAGAGCCCACAGAAGGAGCGCATGAGGTCGAGACCCAGGGCCGTTCAGGGCTATGATACCGCTGGCCGCCATGAAGCCCAAGAGCGGTGTCAGAGCCACGTACTCGAACTGCGATAGGCGCCAGAGGACGAAGATCATAGCGAACAGAGCCGTAACGAAAATCCCCAGGAACAGAAGCATGTGATAGTGCAGTGCGAGCTCCGGGATGTCCATGAAGTGCCGAGGTCCGTGCAACCGTGAGATGGCATAGGCCGACAGGGATCCGTACGACAGGGCGCGGGAGAACCGGTCGAGGTGACGCTGCCACGGAGGAGCGGAGACGTAGGCGCTCATTTGACCCACCCGTAGATGACGTAGTTCGTCGTGATGAGGTGTCCGACGATGCCACGGGGGACGATGATCCTGATCCGCTTGATCGTTCCATCCTTCTCGGAGAACTGGTGCCAGTTGTTGTTGTCGGCCGAGAAGGCGCCGGGCCACTCCTCCGCGTTACCGTTGGTGATCAGGGTCACCGCAACACCGGTGTAGGTGTTCTTCAACGGCAGATAGGCGAAGGCGGAGTCCGTGGTCTGGTCATTGCCGTAGTAGGACCACTCGGTGATCCGCAGGACTGAGACGCCCATCTCCTGTCGGAACTTCGACTCCTCGCCCTGCTTGCCCCACAGGATCCTTCCGTAGCAGGGTGTAGCAGGGGTGAATGTCTCGTTGCCGTTCACCATCCAGGAGGCGATTGAATCACCGTTCATCTTCCAGCCGGCGCCGTCCCAGGTGATGAACTTACCGTTGTTCTTCAGGTAGAAGAGGAACGGGTTGTCGGTGGTCGGCTTGAGACCCGTGCGCTCCAGCTCCATGCGCTTGGTCGTGGCGCCCTGGATGTTGGTCACGCAATAGACCCCATTGTACCGGAGGTTCTGGATGGCGTTCGACACGGAGTTCATGCCCAGGTTGAGGAAGTTCTCCCAGGTGTTGACCGTGTCGTCCGCGGAGTACTTGTAGACTCCGTTGCTGTCTATGGCTCCCATGTAAGACCCTCCACGAACTCTTTGCTCAGATAACCCGAGTCTATCGCTTCCTTGCGGGTAATCTCCGCACGGGTGACATTGCCTCCAGGAATCCGACGGGCCGCTTTGACCTGCCAGGAGAACCAGGTGCCCGCCTCCCCCTCGACCTCGAACTCACCTCCCTCGACAGGACCGAGGACCTTCACACCATTTGAGGCGAACACGGACACCGGGACGTCTGGCCGGTGAAGGGGCTCGAAGTAGTCAGGTAGGGACACGGTCATACGACCAGACTCCGGAAGAGTCTCGTTGCCCCAGTACTCGATGCCATCGTGCGGAGACTCGGTGCACCCGTGGACGAGAATCTTCTCCCTGTCGAGCGGGTGGGCCTCCACGAAGGTCTTGGGCTGGTTGGCATGGAAGCCTCCACTCACGGTCAACCCATCGAGGAAGTTCCCCTTGCCACGGAAGTGGACGGCCTTACCGGCCTGAAAGTTGAGAACTCCCTTCGTGATGAAGTACGAGTTCGTGGGAGACATGGAGAGGTGCCAACCACGGATGCGGTTCGAGTCGTAACTGCCCTCGACGAGGAATGTGTGCTTCGACAGGTTGAGCTGCGCGAGGTCCTTTTCGTTCGCGTTGAAGTCCAAGGAGTTGATGCGCAAGCCGTCATTCATGGCCGAGATACGAGAGCACTGCCCCGGGTACCCACCATAAGGAGTGAGTTCAATACGACCTGGCGTAAGCTGCGTACCGACACGGAGAGTATCGCCGAAGGTGTGGTAGAGATTCACCAACGGGGTCCTGGACCAGATGCCGATAGCCATCTGCGGCTTGTCGGTCTCCGGGTCGTACGCGAGCAGCCCAGAAATGCGTCCGTTGATAGACTGCTTGCTGTCGATGACCGGCAGGTTGGACCCCGTACCGAAGCGAATATTCTGTCTCGTCTTCTCGGGATCGAGCAGGAAGTCACCACCGATGAACCGCCCACCGATGAAAGTCTGTCCCTTCAGGGTGTCGGAATCGATCAGCGAAGCGTTCAGTGTACCTGTGACAATCTTGTTTGCATCCAAGGACGCAACCGCGGCACTGTCCGCAGTGATGGTGCCTGCTGCGAGCTTAGCCGCAGTGATCGAGCCCGCGGCGATACGCTGACCGTTCAGCAGACCCGTCGTGATGGTACCCGCGTCGAGGCTTCCGATCACTCCGGACTCAGCGGTGATGGTACCAGCTTGGAGCTTGTCCGCGGATATCGAGCCCGCAGCGATGTGCGCACCTCGAATCGTGTTCGCCTCGATGAGCTCGCCGGTGATCTTATTAGCGACAATGGACTTTGCCTGAATGATCCCGGCCCAGATCGTGTCGGCGACAGCCTTCTGAATTTGAGCCGTGCCAGCCGTGAGCTTACCGACATCGAGAGTGGAGATCATACCGTCGGTCAGGCGCTGCTGAATCCATTCCAGCCCGCTCCAGCGGTATTCAACAAGGATGGAGCCTGTCTTGGGCTCACGACCGCGCGCTGTGTCTCCCGGATTGTATCCACGAAGAGGGGGGAAACCTGCACCGTCGTAGTAGAAGACGCGCCCGCCATCCTGTCGGACCATCTCCAAGATGTCGTTGCGGAGCTTGTCCGCACGCTTGGCAATATTGAACGCCTCGGGGTCCTGTTTCGGATCGACTTCAACCCACTCCGAGCCGTTGTGTCCATGCACAACCTGAGAGCCATGAGCGGATGGGTTCCAACCCGGGAACAGGTCGGGGCCTGGCGTCGTTCGATTGCCGGGCCAGGTGATGTACTCGTAAGAGCCCATGTCACTTCGCCCGGATGATGTAGTTCAGAACCGTGTATGGAGGCATGTTGTTGTGCGGGTTGTTCGCACCGACGGGCTGAGCCTTCAGCTCACCCATCGAGCCGCCAGCCGTGCCCGAGGCGATATTCCACTGGGTACCACCAGAGACGTTCGATCCCCAGATACCCATGTCACCCCAGTTGGCAACTGAGGGGTTACCGAGCTTATGCTCGTGCGACGGCATCTCCGCGACGGTCAGAGTGTGGGTGATCTCGCCACCCTTGTTGTTCAGGTTCCGGAAAACTGAATTGGTTTCATCACGACCGACAAGGACCATACCCTGAAGGTTGGGCAGCACGAAGTTGCCCCCTTCCTCGGGACCGTAAAGGTTACGGCACACCGAATAGAGCTGGGGGTACTGGGACTTGTTGACCTTGCGCCCGTCGCACAGGAAGTAGTTCTCCGGGACCTGCACTCCGACCCAGGCGAATACTGCGCCGACAGGGACGGTGGGGCCGTTGGTAAAAGGTCGGAGGAAGTATTTCTCCAGCTTGATCAGAAACTCGTTACCATCGATGTAGGTCTTCAGGGTGTTGATGGCGTCCTGGACAGCTTTCACCTCCGTGGACTTGGCGAAGGTGGCTTGCGCGGAGTTCCAGTGGTCCGCGTCGTTCTTCAGAGCCTGTGTAGCATCGGCCTGAGCCTTGACCACCGCGGTCTTGTTCTCGGCTGCTGACGCAACCGCCGCCTCGGCATTCTTGGACGCTGCGACAACGCCGTCCTCGACCTTGTTAAGCTTGACAGCGGTGATGGGCGTGGCCTGGGCACCTTCACCATCAACCCAGTTCGCGTTCCGTTCGTAAGGCATTAGTCTTCCTTCCCCGCCTTCCTCATGCGGAACAGTTTACCGTCGGGAGACATCCATACAGAAGTATTAACGATACCCTTCGATGGCGGATAGGGAGAGGTGAGCACCTGGCCCTCGATACGACGGAACGTATCAGCGACGCCCTGGCTGGCCTGAGCGAGCCTTGCCTGGAGGTTGTCGTTGTTCGTCATCTCGACACCCATAAGCCAGACGTTGTTCGCTAGCGACGACAGGCCATCAATCCAGGGGACCACAACGTTCTCCCGGTTGTTGGGGTCGTAGGCTGCGATGATGGTCGTCTTGAAGATGTGCGACTGCCCGTCCGGAGGAACCACGAAGATGTTCGGGCTCGGGTTGACGTTGCGCTTCCACGCGTTGTCGGAATAGAAGTCGAAGCCCACCTGGAACTGAGCGGTCTGGGTGGACTCGTTCCTCAACGAGAACGCGAACGTGTACGTGTCGTTCTTCGTAGCACGCTTCACCTTCGGCGGAAGGATCAGCAGACGCCTGGCCCCACCCGACGTGTCGCCGCCGACCCAGTGGTAGCGCCCCGGGTAGTCGGTCTCGATTCGCCAGTTCGAAGGCGTCGTGGCCGTGGTCCAAGCGACGGGGAACGTAGCGTCGAGGATGTCCGAGGTGCCTGATCGGAGACGCTCCAGCGCGGCACGATCCTCATCCGACATGGAGGTCTTGGGTGTGACATCCACGAAGTCCTGACGGGACTGGTCGTAGGAGTACATCCTGTAACCATCGTCCGTGTCGAACCACAGGTCACCCTGCTTACGTCCAGCGAGCGGCGGCTTGTCCGGCCGGTAGAAGATGGTGTTCTTGCCGTCCGCGCTCTTCTGCGCCTGCTCCGCAGCGAGCTTAGCGGCCGTTGCCATGTCCTCCAGGCCCTGGGCCTTCTTCAGCGCCTGGTTCGCCTCGGTCTGCGCCTGAGCCGCCTTCTTAGCGGCTTCGACGATGTCCGGGTCCTTGATCGGCACCCACTTGTCCGTGGCCTTGTCGTAGCGGTAGGGCTCATTCTTCCCGTCTGCTGTGTTGATCCACAGGTTGCCCTCGACACGGTCGGCCCCGGCGGGCTCGGTCGGCGAGACGATCACACGACCGTCGCTGCCAGCCTTCTCCTTGATGTCCTTGATCTGCTTCTCAAGGTCGGCCTTGGTCTTGTCATACTTCTTGTCAGCCTCGTCAGCGCGTTTCTGAAGCTGGACGACGCCGTTGTGGGCCTCCTCCAGGTTGTCCGACAGAGACTTGGAGAGGTTCTTCAGGTCAACGGCGCCCTCGCCCAACGTGCCAGTGCCGTAGGTCTGCCTGACCCACTTCCCGGCCATGTCGAGCTTGAAGTTCTCGGCCTTGTCACCGACGCGCTTCATGGAGGCCTGCTCCCAGCGCCATATCTCGGTGACGTTGTTCTTGTCACCGACGTAGACGTACCAGACCGCATTGGGATGCAGCGGGTAGTCCGGCTTCTCCTTCTGCACACCCGGGGTGCGATTCACCGGCGGGCGAGTAGACCAGGTCACCGCGTCCTGAGCAAGGCGCGACACGCGCTCGATGGACTCATTGTCTGCGAGCTTGTCGCGCATCTGCGCAATCTCGCCGGCCATGGGCGCCCAGCGGTTCGCAGCATGGTTAGCGGAGACGATAGCATCGCTGGTGCGCTGCTCCAGCTTGTTGATCTTCCGCTCGATGGCGCAGGTCCAGGACTGCGTCTGCTTCGAGACATTCGGTGCGGGGTACAGGTGACCCTCGTAGTCCCGGCTCATAGAATCCCCTTGTCGCTGATCTGCTGAAGCGTCTGCCCACCGCCGGAAAGCATCCGAACCTTCGGGTAGACGCGCTGGACGTCGCCCAATGTCGTGTCTCTGGCAGAGGTCAACTGAGCATTATTATCCGACAGGGAGGCATTCGATACACGCCACCAGTGCCCATCCTGCTTGTACCGGACTCCTGCGAGGCGGCCGAAGACCTGGCGCTCACCATTGGCCTCGGTGTCCCGGAGTGGGTTGGCGCCCTGCCACGTAGAGTTCAAGGCGTGCCCGCTGTACTGGTCCGCAGCCCACTGAGCGGCGTGGTAGGCCTGGGTACGCGTGGTGATGCACTGGTTGTCGATCGTCTGCTCCTCATCCGTGCCGGGTGTGCCCGTGTGGAAGGGGACGGTCTCGATATCGACATAGGTGCCGTTCTCCCCCAGCAGGAAGAGCCCGTTGTAGTCGGTCTTCCCATCGGACTCGCAGATGCGGTAAGGACTGAGCTCATCGAACAACATGCCGGTAACGATGACATCAACAGATCGCTTGTCCTTGTTGAGGCGCACCTCAAGACCACCACCCATGTCGTACCACTGGGCGGGGGTGATCGCCTTGTTGTCCTTGCCGACAACCATGTAGATGCCGTTCGGCGTGTTCTGGTTGTCCACCAGGGGCGCCTTGTTGACGACAGGGATCGCCATGACCTGACGGGGCTGGCGCACGGAGGACACCTCGCAGGGGAGCTGGAGCGTGGTCACCGTCTGCTCCCCGGCGTTCACCGTGATCACCGGCGTGTCGGTCTGCCCGAACGTCGTCTTGGCATCCGGGTAGAGCAAGGGTGCCGGAGGCCAGATCACGTCATGCCTGAACGCGCGGCGGTGGTAGACGTTCACGTCGATGTTCTTCACTTTCTGCGAAGAACTCATCGTGTGGTTGTAGCCGGAGACCACATCATTCACGTACATGATCCGGTTGCGGAGCGGCTGGAACCGGAGCCTGCCGACCTCCCACGACATGTCGATCTCGTTGGCGCTGAGCCACTGCTTCATGGCCTGCCAGACGACAACCCGCTGGGTGGGGACGTCGTACTTCTCCTTCAGCAGCGACTTGTCGATCTCCAGGATGTACTGCGAGCGCTTGATCCCCACCGCGTTGAAGAACATCTCGATGACAGCCTCGATCGGCTGCTGAGTCATGCTCGGAATGGTGCCCGCCTGGACGAGTGCCGACAGGGGCGAGCCCCCGGTGAGAGTCCACCCGGACTCGGAGCCCTCGATGTCGGTGATGCGGAACTCGGTTGAGCCGTACTCGTTCGAGATCACAGTCATACTCTGCCCGAGCATCGTCATCAGGTTTGGCTGGTACCCGACACCCTGCACCTGCAATTGAGGAACCCCGGTGTCCGAGGCGCCCCTGTCGAGCGACGTAGCATCCTCCGCGACGGACCAGGAGGAAACCGTGGAGTTGTCTACCCCGGTGAACCTCACAGCCACGGCCAGACCTCCTTCACCGAGAACTCAACCTTGTGGAACCTCTTATTGGACTCGACCTGGATCGAGCCCGGATCGACCATCATCGTCGTGAACCCCATCGGTGGGGCGTAGGACGTGATATCCGGACCTGCGCTGAGTCGGTTCATCATCGTGGAGTTCCTCACATGCAGGTCGCACACGAGCACCTGAGTGTCAGGCGTCCAGGCGTCCTGCTCGATGTGCAGCCACGGCCCGGCCTTCACCGCGTCGGCAGGCACCGTCCACCCGCCGGACCACTGGGCCCAGCCGTCACCGAGCTCCTCGCGCTTCTGGAGACCGACATCGGTGAGTCCCGAGGTGCCGTTTTCCTTGATGTACCGAACGCCTCCACGGAAGGGCTTCGAGCCCTTGAGGACCTTGGCCTTCACCTCGATGTCGATCTTGTCCCCGCCCTTCAGGTCCGAGTAGTACTGCTCGGGGATGTAGTGGTCGCGGACGTTAAGCAGCCGGGCATTTCCGACAGGGGCTCGTTCGCTCGTGTCCTCACCGATCAGCACACCGCCCGGGTTCATCTCCGGATTGGTGAACAGCGACCAGGGGGCGTGCGGATCATTATCCGTGTAACCGGTGCCCGCATCGAGCACGCCGCGCACCCAGTGCAGAAGCCCCGCTCCGTTGGCCTCAGCTGGTTTGATGCTAATGGTCGTGCGAATCACGTCGTCCGACATGTTGGGGGTGCTCTTCGTCACGTAGGGCGCGAGAGGAGAACCGTCCTTGAAGACGAACTTGTCCGTGTCGTCTCCGACGGTCTGCACGTAGAAGGTGTAGCCCGGAGGAATCAGCACGGTCTCCTCGTACGAGGCCGGAGCCGTGGTCGCTTTGCCAGTCATCCGCAGCGCGTACTCGGGGCCCGTCCCGGAGCGGGTGTCCATCTGGGCGAGTACCGTGCCGTCCTTCGCGAAGGCGATGGGCGACAGGGTATCCACCAGGAGGAACGGCTTCCCGAGGAAGGGCGACAGGACGTTGAGATCCGGCCTGTTCAGGCAGTCCACATATCGAATAGGGTTCGAACCTGCTGTCGAGATCAGGTCCATGAGAGCCACGTAGTCCGCCGGGGACATCATGTTCCAAGAAAGCTTGTACGCCTTCGAAGCGTACCGAGACGGGGTCATCCCATTCGCTCCGTTGACGAGCTGGGTGACCTGACCCCACGGTGTCGCTTGAATAGCGGCGTCCTTGGCCGGGGCCGGAAGAACAAGGTTCTTGTCTCCGACCCCGAGCACGCATCGGTTATCCAGGACTGCCATCAGTACGACCCCCTCTGTCCGTTAACCGCATTGTATCGGTTGACAGAGGTGGAGATCACGCGCCCGTCGAGTGTGATCATGCTCGACATGGACCGAGCGAGCGCTGCAATGGTTCGCGAGGAAAGATCAACACCGCCACGCGGAATCCCTCCGCCGGAGTACGACACGGACGGGGCGTAGCGCCTGGCGTTGATCGCGTCGAACATCCCAGAGCCGTAGGTCTCCACGGCGCTGCGGTTGATGACGTACTCACCGCTACGGATCGCGAACAGAGACCCTGTCGGGTTCATCGCGAGCAGATTGTCCGTGTGATAGTTCCCACCCGGGTTACCCGGGATCATCCCGCCAGCAGGGCCGCCTCCAGCGAACCCGGCGATTGGCGCGCCCAGAGCGATTCCGACACGGGACCGGATCGGGCCGCCGTTGGCGTAGGCCGGAATCTGACCGCCGTTGTGGAACCAGGACTTGACCGTGTTCCAGGCAGAGCCGACCTGCTGTGCGACGAACTGGACCGTGCGCGTGGTAGCCAGCTGGGTGAAGGCATTCATGACTCCCCAATAGGAGCCCTCATCCTTCTTCGCTTTAAAATAGGCCTCCCTGTCCTCGGCGGCCTTATTCAGGGCCTCGGTGACGGAACGTTTCTTGCTCTCGTTCGTCTTGGGCTCATACTCCGCATCACGATCGTCAGCGGTCTCGTCGAGCTCCTTGTCGGTGTTGTTCTTGTCACCCTCATTGACGTCCGGCTTGTACTCGGCCTCGCGAGGCTCACCGGTCTCGTCGAGCTCTTCCTTGGTCCCCTGATTGTCACCCTCATTGACCTCAGGCTTGTACTCGACATCCTGATCTGCACCAGCAGCGTTCAGCTGCTCCAGCGCGGCGTTGTACGTCTCGTCATCAACATCAGAGTTGTAGTTCGCCGTACGCTCCTGAGACAGAGCGTCGAGGTCCTCCTGAGTGAGGCCGAACATCTCCGAGTTGATCTCAGGCAGGTACTGCTTGTTCTCCGGTTTAGCGAGCTCTTCGAGGTAGTTCTTGGTCTCGTCGAACTCCTCGTTCGCGGCGGTCGGAATGTACCGCTTGTACATGTCGAAGGCGATTTCCTTCGCCTCCGCGTTAAAACGAGCCTTACCGGTCTCGTCCATCTCCGGGATGTACTGAACGGGGCGCCCCTCAGCATTTGCTTTGTCACCGTTGGCCAGAGCATCGAGCTCTTCGAGAACGAAACTCTTGGCGTCGCGAACGACATCGGGCTTGTACTCCGCTTCACGGGGCTCAGCCATGTCGTCAAGAGCCCCGCCGGTCTCCGCGGCAGAAGGCTCATCAAGCTCGGTAGGAATCTCCGCCGGGCCGTAGTCACCATTGGCGACATCCTCGATAGCCTGCTGGGTTGCAGCGGCCGTGCCATTGTCGGTAACGCTCTCCTCGACAGAGCGGGGGACGCTCTGAATCGTGGACGCCAAGCTGTCGAACCCGCCGGCCAGTTCGGTGACCTCACCCCGGTTGAAGCCCATCTGAACCGCCTGGTTGATGAACTCCTCCTTGAGCTGGCGCGCGTAGGCCGCGACCTGCTCGTTCGAGGCGCCCGTGGCGGCGTAGGCTTCGATCATCTCCATCATGGTGGACTGCAACTGCTTCAGAGCAGCCCTGTTCTCGATGGCGGCCTGCGTGTAGCCCTTGAGGGCGAACATGCCCTTCTGGGCCTCAGCGATCTCCTTCTCCTTGTCGGCGATCTGGGAGCGAGTGTCGTTGATGTTCTTGTTCGCCTTGTCGATGTCAGTCTGAGTGGACTGAATGCGCTCCTTGTCACCATACTTCTTCGCGATCTCGTTGAAGTACTTGGCGTCGCGGAGTTCCTGCTGCTGCTCCGACAGGGTGGTGTTGAGGTCCTCGATCGACTTCTTGGCGTCCGCGATGGTCTTACGGGCGTCCTCGATCTTCTTCCTCATGGTGTTGAGCTGCGAGTGGTAGTTGTCCTTCGCAGAACGAGACTTCCACCACTTCTCCATGCTCTCCTTCATCGCGGTGGAGAGGCGCGACAGGAAGTCTTTGAAGAGTTCGGCGGGCGACTTCTCCTTCTGCTTCGACTTGGAAGAGCCGCCAGTAGGCGTATGAGACCTGGGTGTGTGAGACCGAGGCGTATGAGACCTGGGTGTGGAGGACCTACGAGGCGTGTGCGAGCGAGGCGTGTGACCACCGCCACCACCGCCACCGCCACCGCCTCCTCCGCGGGACTTGCGAGGCGTCGGCTGGTAACGACCCATGGCGGACTGGAACGCGGCCTTCGCGTTGCCCGCGCCCTTGCCCTTCTTAGTGAGCTGACCGCCGATCTTGCCAGCGGCCGCACCGGTCTTGGCACCTGCGAGCATCGCCTTGGCGAGCGACAGGCGCTGAATGATCTGTCCGACAACGGAGTCGGTCTCGACCTTCATGTTCTTCAGATCGACCTTGAGCCCGTTGTAGTTGACCCCAGGACCGTTGATGTTCTTGGAAATGATCTGCCAAAGGATACCCATGTCCTGGTCGGAGGCGCTCAGCATCTTCTGGAGGTCGGAGAACGTCGTCGAGCCGTCGATGTTCGCACCAGGGATCGTCTGGTTGAAGACGTTGTAGATGTCCGACATCCCCTGCTCGCTGATACCGAGCTGCTCCTGAACGCTCGACAGGGTGGCCGAGGGGTCGATCTCAATACCGGGTACCGTCTGGTCGGTGGTGGCGGCAACCCCATCAACTCCCTGCTGGGCCACCTGCTGAGCCTGGTCAACCCCTTGCTGGGTCGGAGTGTTGTCCACCTGCGGGCCGGGCAGTGTCTGACCAAGCATGGCCCCGACGTTGTTCATGGCCTGCTGAACCTGCGAGGTGTCGATGCCTTGCTGGCCGATCTGGTCGATGGCAGCCTGCACGTAGTCCTGCACGTACTTCTGGGCCTCGGCACCGGTCAGACCCAGGTTCTGAGCGACCTGCATGGCGTTCTCCGCCACGGCCTTCAGGTAGGTCTGAAGGTTCTGAAGGTTCTGCCTACCACCCTCAGTTGTGGTATTGATAACATTGCCGTTGTCCTGGAGGCCCTGGTTGAACTTGTCCAGAGCGTCGAACATGGCCGCCTCGGCGTTCTCGAACCCGAAGGCCCTGTCGATCGCCGAGTCCACAGCGGACTTCCACTTGTCCCAGGCTTCCGCGGCCTTGTCGGCAGCACTGGCATTGCCGTCCGCGGCATCGCCCATCCCCTGGAGCGCGCCGTTGGCCTCATCCGCCGACAGGCCGAGACCCTGGAGGATCTGCTTCTGGGCGTCCTGGGAACCCATGGCCTGCGAGACAGCAGCTCCGACACCATCGTTGGCGTCCTGAAGACCCTTCAGAGCGTTGATCTGGTTGTTGATCGCGTTCGTCTGGTCGTCGGTCGCCTGAGTATGCGCCTTGGTGCTCGTGACCGCGTTTGGGTCCTTGAAGGTCTGAGTCTGAGCGGCGTCGAGGTCAGCCTTCTTCTGGTTCAGCTGGTCGATGAAGCCCTGCACGTACGCGGTTGCGGCGCCCTGACCCTCTGTCGCGGCCTTCCTGGCGTACTCACCCCAGTCGAACCCGAGCTCCTTCAGGCCGTTGAGCTGGTCACCGGTGAGCTTCTTGAAGCCTTCAGACCCGGCGATCGCGTTGCGGATAAGCTCCGCGGTGTTCTTACCGATCTGAAGCGTGGTGTAGCCCATCTGCTGGGCGACCTCGCGCGTGGCCCGGACGATCTCACCCTGAGCGTTCACGAAGTAGTAGGACTTCTCCGATGCGCTCTTGTACGCATCCCCAGCGCCATCGGCGGAGATCATCAGTTCGCCGAGGCTGCGCTGCGAGCCGTTGGCGATGTCCTGTGTGTCGGCGAGTACGGCCTTCTGAACCTCTGCGGCACCGCCCATGGCTGACAGCATCTCCGCACCGGCCTTCTGGGCTTTCTCAGCGGCGATCTCCTCAGCGTTAGCGATCTGGTTGTAGCCCTCTGCGATGGCGGGCAGGGCCGACAGGGCGAGGGACGCCCAACCGGCCGGACCGAGCGAGGCGAAGAAGCCCTTCACTGCGGTTCCTGCGGCCGCCATAGCCCCGGAGACGGCTGAAATACCCGCACCCAGGGTCCGGGTAGCCGCGGTGGATGCGGAAGCCGCAGAAGTGGCTACGCTGCGCGCTGCGCCCAGGCTCTCCTGAGCGGCTGTCTCAGCCTTGATGGCTGTCGTAGCGGCGTTGTGAGCAGCGGCCTCAGAGGCGGTCGCCCCGGACGACATGGCCGATGTGCCCGCGGTGCTCCCGGTGAGGCGCTGCTGGGCGACCTCAGCCTGAGCGGCCTTCACACGGGCATACAAGGCGGGCTGCTCGGACAGAGCCGCGTTGGCCTGCTGGATGGCCTTGGCGATGTTGCTCCAGGACAACTGCCCGGAGAGGCCTGCCTCGACCATGTTCTTGCGGACCTGCATCATCGAAGAGGCGACCGACAGGACCCCGGCCTGGAGCAGCTTGGCACCGGTCTGAAGGGCGACGAAGATCGTCACACCACCGGCGAAGGCCGCAATGACCCGACCGACCGGAGTCTCACCCAGGCTCGACAGGGCGTTGGCGAGGGCCTGGACACCGTCTAGGATCAGCTTCAGCGGAGCCAGGAAGGGCTCGCCGAAAGAGGCCATCATATTCTCCAGCGCATTCTTGGTCTGCGCGATGGTCTCCGTCATGGTGGCGTTCAACTTCTCCATGGACTGCTCAAGGAAGCCGGTGTTCGACCCGGCCTCCGCGGAGTTGTCCATGGTCTCTTTGAGCAGGTCGAAGTTCACCGCGAGACGCTTCACGAGCTCGATGTCACGGGTGGACTTCAGGCCGATGTCGGAGAGCATCTGAGTCATCTCCACACCGTTCCCGGCCTTGGAGATGGACTCGATGAGTTGGTTGAAGAACTTCGAGGGGTCGTTCTTCCAGAGCTCCAAGGCCTCCTCATTGGAGATGTGCATCTGCTGGGCGAAGTCCGCCATGCCCTCAGCACCCTGAGCGGCGGCCTTGTTAAAGTTACCGAAGATGCGCTGGAGCGAACCCCGGGCCCACTCAGCCTTCACGCCGACAGAGGTCAGCGCCGTGGCGTAGGCGAGGGTAGCGTCCTGCCCGATGCCCGCCGACACGGTGGTGGTCGAGATGCTGTTCGCCATCGTGAGGATCTCGTCCTCTGTGGCGACTGCCTTCGCACCGAGCTCGGCGACCTGGGAGGCCATCTGCTCGTAGGCCTTGTCGCCACCGTTGAGAGCCATCCCGGCCTGGCTGAACGTATTGATCAGTCGGCCGAAGTCCTCGGAGGCCTTCTCGGTCGTGGTGCCGGTCACCATGGAGAACTCTGCGACAGCGCGGGTGAAGTCGCCCAGCTTCTCCGCCGGGATGTTCATCTGTGCACCGAGCGTACCGATCTGCGAGAGCTCGGTGAACGACTTGCTGATGTCGGTGGACATCTGCCTGTACTGGTCGCGGAGGGCCTGGAGCGCCCCACTGGTCTGGTCCAGCTGGGTCGTACGAGCGATGTCCGCGAAGGCGCGATCTTGGTCAGCTGCGGCCTTGACGACAGAGGTGGCAAGAGCCGTCACACCGGCGGCCAGCACCGTCAAGTTGTTGCGGACTTCTTGCGAGGCGAACCGCATGTTCTCCAGCGAGTGGATGTGCGCAGTGTTCGCCTGCACGGCCTCGTGGGCGGCAGCGACAGAGGCGCGGAGGGCTGCGGCTCGGTCCTGCTCGGCAGCGGCCTCCAGCTTCGCAGCAGCCCGGCCTGTGTCTACGGCGGCCTGGTTGGTCTGGATCGCGGACTGGTTCGCGGCCTTGCGGTACTGCGCGGCATAGGCCTTGTCGGTGACGTCCGCGAGTTTCTGCTCCGCGTCGATGACTCGCTGGAGAGCAGCTACACGCTCGGAGGCCCCGGCGGTCGTGGCGGCGGTGGCCTTCTGCTCGGTGACGGCTTGCTCAAGGGCGGCCTCACGAGCCTGCTTGCGGACCTCGTTGAGCTGGCGCTGGGCCTCGATCTCAGTCTTGGAGCGCCCACCCAGGTTGCTGTCAATGCCGGAGTTCCTCGACATGCCGCTCATGTCGGTGCCGAGCTGCTTGGCGACACGGGCCATGCGCTCATAGAGAGCAACCTGCTCCTTGAGTGCGGAGACCTGCTTGCTGTCGGCGATAGTGGCGTTGTTGAGGGCCTGCGACATGCCCTCGATGGCGCTCGTGGTGGCTTTGATGGTCGAGGAGACGTCAGTCCGTCCGAGGGCCTGCGAAGCGGCGGTCAGATCCTTGGTGAGCTTAGCGGCCTGCTGGTAGACCTGGATGTTTGTGGACATCGCCTTCGCGTCGGACGAAGACATGATGTTCTTGTCCATCCAGGAACCACCACGGCTCGCCTGCGTGAGCGACTTCATGGCGGCGCCCATCGCACCGACCGCGTTGACGGCCTGGGCGGCGGAGGACTGGATTTTAGAGGAGCCCTGGATGAAACCGGAGGCGTCGAGTTCAACCTCGTACGAGAGCTTCGACTGGTCGGCCACTGTCGTCCCCTTAATAGAAAACCCGGATTGATACTGCTAAGAATATCAATCCGGGTTTCATAGCCCCGCGTCAGGTCGGGACGGAGGCCATGGCCTCCCATGGAGTCGGCAACGGCTCAAACTCGCCGGTCTCATCATAGGAGACTCCGACAGGAACAGCGATCTTAGTCACACCGGGTTGCTTCCGCTCCTTGCGGCGCTCCCTGTCCGCCTCATCCTTCTCCAAGGTCTCGCATCCGTAGCAAATGGTGTCCTGGATGTCGAACTGGACCCGGTTGTCCGTGGTCCGCCCGTACCAGACCGGGGTCCCGCACTTGGGACAGCAGGAGTCGGTGTAGTACTGCCAGGCCATCTCCAGGCGGACGTCGAGCTCGTTCCTGAAGTCCTGCGGCAGTGGCTCGCGCCTCCAGTCATTGTCGATCTCGTCCCACACCGGAACGGACCTGCTGTACCTGCCGACAGAGGGTAGATAGAGCGTTGGCGGAAGGTGCGAGTGCCAGGCGGTCTTCAGAGCGATGACGAACTTCTGGTTACTCTTCCTCGTCAGTGATGGCCCAACGAAACGTGGGGTCAGCCATCACCTGCTCCAGGGCCGCAGTGGCGACCTGCGTCTTGTCGAAACCCTCGATAAGCTTGACCCACTCAGCCTCGGGGAGGCGCTGACGCATCTTGGCGGCCTCGCGGGAGGTCAAGCCCTTCTTGGACTTACCCCCGGACTTGATGCCAATCACGGAGTGCGACAGGTAGTGCTCGTAAGCGATCTGCTGTCGGGTCTCACGAAGCTCGTTGGTCTCGTCAGCGGTGGCATTCTTCTTGATCGGAACAGTCGCCACGATGTGGTTGCGGATGGCAGAAATCTCGGCGGAGGCCAAGGCACGAAGGGTGAAGACAATGGCGGTCTTCTCCATCTTCTCCAGAACCTCGGCGAGCTCTGTCTCCGGAGTCTTCTCGTTGAGCGCGCGCACCGGCTTCTCAGTGGACTGACGCTCCTCAAGAATCTGCTCCTGGAGCTCCATGGCCCGCTGAGCGAGGGTGGCGTCCGGGTAGACGGTGACCTCTCGCTGGGTCTGCTTCACATTATCGAGAAGACCATCGAGGTCGAGGAGCTCGTCCTCAGTCTCAGCAGAAGTCAGCTTGTCGTCAGACATCAATCATCCAATCTTTCGATTCGTCAATCGGTCCAGACGAGTATACCAAAAGCCCCCACTCCTTGTGAGAGCAGGGGCTTTTGACTCAGAACCCGACGATCAGACGAGGGGCTCGTTGATGACCATGGTGCCCTGGGGAAGGAAGGGAACGGTCATCTGGATGGGCTGCTTGCCCTCACCGACCTCGTCACGCGGGTTGTCGGGCATGACGAGGAACGCGGAAACGAGCTGACCGGCCTTGGCGGGCGTGGTGTTCTTGTAGCCGATGCGCTTCACCAGCCAGCCGGTGACGTTGGCGGAGACACCACCCTTCTTGAACAGCTCGAACGCGACAGAGGCGGGAGAGTCCGGGTTGCCCTTGCCGGAAGCTTCGTCGAGGGCCTCACGCAGGAAGGTGAGAGAGGCCTCGTAGGCGTCACGGGTCGGGGTGTTGGACGCCGCGGAGTCACAGATGGTCGTAGTGTCGTCCGTCTCCGAGTCAGTCGGGTTCAGGGTGAAACCCGAGACGACAGCGCAGGAGATGTCCTTGGCCTTCGCCGGAGTCGGAGTGCCACCACCAGCCGGGGTGGAGTTGTAGAGCGCGGCCTTGACGACATCCTTGACCGTCGGGGCGTCCGCGATCGGGACCCACCAGATCGTGGTCCCCGGAGGCATCATCTTCTTAACGGCAGCCTGTGCCATGATCAGTCGTCCTTCCTATGACGAGGAACATAATTGCTGTGCGGGGCGCCATCGCCGAGATGAACAACCTCGCCGTTGACGATCCAACCAGTGCCCCCGCAGCATTCCCGGGGCGACACAGGGGTGTCGTCGGGGACACGAGTCAAGCGGCCATCGGTGTTAATCGCATTAGCGTAGTCCTCGGTGTACTCGAAGACCACACCTTCAACGGTCGCGTACTTTGGCATCACACACTCCTGTCCACCGTCACCTGGAAGGTGACGTAAGAAGTGTATCGAACCGGCCTTACGGTACTATCCGTGTTCCCGTACGAGTTGAGCGCCCCGGTCTCGAAGGCTTCGCTCGTGCCTGGGATCTGGAAGCCCAGCAACCGCCTGCGGACAGCGGCGAGCAAGTGGTTCCGGGCCTTGGGCGACACGGAGGAGATGAGCACGCCGAACTGGTGGATCACAGCGGCCTGTGTCACACCAACGATCGAGCCGTACTTCCTCATGGCGCCAGGCGTCACGTCCCCGGGCATATAGACGACGTAGTCCTTGCCGTCGTTGTCGCCATCAGGGCGGAGTGAGTCGAAGACCCGCACGCCCTTGAGGGTCTCCAGCTCCTTCATGGCGGCCTCGTCGAACTTCTCGACAGTGGCGCCCTCGAAGGGTTCGAGCATCAGAATCCGGCCTCCTTCATCGCCTGGTCGGTGGCTGTGCGTGCGGACTGGAGGGCGAGCATCCCTCGGAGCTTTGAGGTGCCCTCTTCCTGGTAGCCGATGTACTTCTCATCGGCATCGGTGAATCCGACAGAGGCGGAGAACTTCCCGCCTGAGATGTTTCTCACATTCACGCGGTACCCGGTGCCGTCCCCGGCCGTCGAGCGCATGTGCCCGGTCCACACACGAGCGTCCGTGGAAGGGTCATGCTTGTAGGGCATCCCGGCACCCGAAGTGTCCACTGTCCTGATGACGACATCGCCTCCGGCCTTCGCAGCAGCCTCAGCGGCGCGGAACGCGTCGGTGATGACCTTCTCCTGGAACCGACTGAGCCCACTCGTCACCTGATTAAAGTCCTGTGATTTTCGTCTCAAAGAGGCACGAACAAGGTCCATCAGTGCGTCCCGCCCTTGGAGTCATCGACATCGATGTCGCACAGCAGGGTGGGCTGCCAGTAGTCGGAGTCCGATGGGGCGTTGCGCACGACAAGGCGCAGGCCCGTATTCCTCGGGTCGGAGTTGTTCTCGATCACGCGGACGATCTGCCCATAACCCGGTACAAACCGCAGCGACCTGTCGCCCCACTTCTCCTTGGGCACGAGCAGATTCTTATCGATGTGATTCAGGTGCACGTAGTAGGCGTGGACCGCAGTGTCATCGTAGGCCGACCGGCGATCACGGGCGCGCCAGGCGATGTTCGGGTTGACTGCCGCGTAGCCCTTCCAGAGCTCCTTCGGGGGGATATCGACAGGGCCATCCTCTGTCCACTCATGGCTCTTCGTGCCTGGGGGCTCCGTGACGACCACGAGGCAGTTGCAGAACAGCCCCAGCGGCCAGTACGCCCCTGAGTCGAAGCGGGGATCCTTGTTGTGCAGAACGCTCAGTGCCATGCCCAGTCCTCCCCCGGGGGAACGACACCGGGCAGGAAGTCGAAGCCCACATCATTGAGCTCGGCCTCCTTGGCCTCGTCCCACAGCCTCTTGGCCTGCGCTCGGAGCTCTGCACCCAGCGTCGCACCATTGGTGGACTTGTTGTCTGTGGAGATGACCTTGAGGATCAGTGTCTCGGAAGTGGCGATCGCCATGAGCGCTCGGGAGGCGGCCTTCTTAACGTTGCCCCCCTCGATGGCGAGGAAGCCGAAAAGCTCCATATCGCTGAAGATATAGGACGGCGGCTTCCGCAGATCCTTGGGATCCTCCAACTTGACAATGTCAGGGATCAGCAGGCGCACCTGATTGACCGGCTGGCTGTAGTCCAGGGACGCCATGGTGTCTCCTTCTGTCAACGCTTTTACAGTAGTTTACAGCGGAACCCCGCCCCTTCGACAGGAGCGGGGTTCCGAGGGACCGCGATTAGGGATGTCGCGTGGATCAGACGCCCTTACCGGTGCTGGCCACGATCCCCTCAACGTTGAGGACCCCGGCACCAGTAGTGAGGCGGACACGAGCCTGAGCGTCGTCGTTGTCGAACGAACCAGCGGTGTAGGGAACCTCGCCACCACCCAGGTACAGACCACCAGCGTTCTTCACGCGCAGCTCGGGCTTGTCGTAGCCACGGAGAGCGGTGCGGACGATGGTGCGCTTGGCCGAGGTACGACCACCAGCAGGAGCCAGGACCCAGTTGGTGCCGCCCTGCGAGGCGCCACCGAGGATGGCGACCAGGTCGGAGACGACAACCTTGACCTTGGCGGTCAGGCCGTTCTCCTCGATGAACTTCATCTGGTCGCCCGCCTTCTGCCCAGCGACAACGCGCTCGACAGTGCGGGTGTTGACAACCATGTTCGCCAGGTTCTCCAGAGCCGGAGGAACCAGGAGGACGTAGGACGGGACAGTAACATACCGGCCATCGACCTTGGTCTCCGCGACCTGCTGCATGGCGGCCTTGATGGCGTCGTACGACAGGGGGGCGTTCTTCGGAACGCTGTTGTTGATCAGAACGCCGTCGGCCGCACGAGCCTTCAGGACGGTCCCCAGCGAGTCCGAGATCACACCGGAGTTGAAGCCCGGGGTGTTCGGGTCGAGGGAGAACAGCGCGCCGTAGCAGGCGGCGTCAACGGTGCGGGCAGCCAGCTTGGCGGCGTCCGAGGGGAACCGCTCGATCAGGCCGTAGTCGTCGTTGATGAAAGCCTCCCAGGAGAACTGGAGGCGAGCACCGTGCTTGGCGGTGTCGATCCAGCGACCCGAGGCCTTGTAGCCGAAGGTCGGGTACGGGGTGAGCTCCGGAATCTTCGGCAGGGTGCCGGCCGGGGCCACGAAGCCGCCGTTGTCCCGAAGGAGGGTGGCGTCGATGTCGTGGTCGAGCGACAGGAGCTGAACCGGGCGGAAGTCGTTCAGCAGCTCCTCGCTGGCGAACTCCTTCCAGGTCTCCTCCTGGTCCTTGTAGGCGTCCTCGAAGGCGGGCTGCACGGCCTGGGTGAACCAGGGAGCGAGCATGTCCGAGGTGACGGCCTCGCGGAAGGTACCGCGGTCGCGCGAGGAGTCGGCCTCCAGGATCGCGTTCTTCAGCTGGCCCTGGGCCGCCCGGTCACCACCGATAGCGGACTCAAGGGTCTTAGCAAACTCAGTGTAAGAAGTGAACATTTTGCCCCATCATTCCTTTCAGCGAGCGAGGATGACGGGAACCGTCTGGGCACCCGTACCAGTGATCTTGGAGTAGGCGTAGCCGACGAGCCCGGCAGTGCCGGCAGCCTTGTCGTTGGTGAGCTCCATCCTGCCATTGGCAGCGGGCTTCGCGTAGATCAGAGCGCCCGGCTCGACACCGGCACCCGACAGGGTCACCTGAAGCTTGAAGACGCCACCGGAAATGCGGACCGAGGCGTAGCCCGGGCCGTTGTTGCCCCAGGTCGGCTTGGTCAGCGGGTTCCACATCGGGTCCTGGCCGAGCTTGGCCTGGTCCTGGGCGGACGGGGCGATCTCGGTCACAAGGACGCCGAGCAAGCCACCAACCTGGACGACGTCGCCAATGTGGCTCTTGCCGTACTTCGACAGGTCCACAGGGAGGGACAGGGTGTCGGAGTACTCGAAGACCTGGATGTCAGAAATCTTCTTGGCGCCGAAGGAGTTGATCTGTACCATTGTGATCTCCTTACCTCACTTGAAGTTCTTGATCTTGTAAGGCTCGGAGCTCGACTCGCGAATCTCCCCAGCCGTGGATGCCCTGACCGAAGTCAGGTAGTGCTGCTCGGCCGAGATGGCCTCCTTCAGCTCAGTACCGGACTCGACAGCGTCGATGACCCGCTTCTGGGCGACGGAGGGCAGACCAGAGTCGAGCAGGCGGGTGGCGATGACGAAGGCCTCAGCAGCGGACTCCTTGCGGGCCTTGCGCTTCTTCTCATCCTCGTCGTCCTCGGGCTTCTTCTCGCTCGAAGCAGCGGGCGGCTTGTCGTCGGTCTTCTCGCCGGGCGCCTCGGGCTTGCGCTCGGGGGTCGGCTCAGGGGCCTCAGGCTTGTCCGCGGGCTCCTCGGGCTTCCGCTCAGGGTCCTCGCCCGGGGCCTCGCCGGCGGGAGCCTCAGGGGCGACCGGCTGCTCTCCCGGAAGATTGTCCTTGGCGAGAAGCTCAAGAAGCGGGGCGAGAGCCTCGGTCACCGCAGTGGCGATGGCCTGACGGATCGTCTCCTCGTTCATATGGTTCTCCTCATCGGAACTGACGCGCTGGGATTCCAGCACCTCCAGCAAAGCGCCACCTGCGCCCGCCTTCGTTACGAAGTCTACAGAAGTGACTCCATCGAATACCGGTACAATGCCGTCGGCGTCCAGACCGTTCTCCGACCAGGCATTGATCGACACTCCGATGTCCTGCCACTTCTCGCGGATGATGTCGTTGAACGACGGATACACCTCGCACTCCGCGTATAGTGCTCCATCAAGACCGACAACGGCGTCGGTCACCAGCCGCCCCGCAAGGTCCTTCACGGATCGCTCGGGGCGGTTCACATCCTCGTCTTTCGACGGGTGGTCCATGAACATCTGCGTCCCGGCGGGGAAGTGCCCGACGGAGGCGGCAAGGTTGGCCTCCGAGTATGTGCCACTGGAACCCTGCCCAGGACAGATAATTCGGATGCGGTACCGGCCGGGCCTCTCCCCGGACAGCGCATCCGGAGTGGCCGCCTCCAGAAGAGCGGTCACCCCTCCATGGAAAGCGGACCTGTACTCCGTGCGCATTTCAGGAACTCCTTTTCATTCAGGCGAGTGTCTCGCCACCAGCCTCATCACGGTTAGCGTTCGTGCCATCCGACATGGCGCCCACGCCGGTGCGAGATGCACTCTTCTTGGCGACGCTGTCCTGCACGGCGTTGGGGTCGGCCAGGCTCTTCGCGGCGAGAATCTCCTCCGACACAGGCAGGTCGTTGATCGGCCTGGCGTTGATCGGCTGGAGCCTGTCGAGGAAGAGACTGCGCGCCTCGGTCTTGTGAAGAATCCCGTTCTGAAGACCGAGGGTAACGACCTGGCCCCAGCGCTGAATGAGTTCGTTCGACAGGGGGGCGAGCTCGACCTCGACCTTCCTGCCAAGGGCCAAGAAGATCTTCTGGATAAGGCTCTTGTGAATCTGCCTGCGGAACTCGAAAGCCTTGAAGGTGGGATCCTCAAGGGCCGTCTCAGCGCCCTGTCGTCCACCGGCCGAGCCGTCTGTGAGGAGGACCGACAGGGGCACGTCGAGCGCACTGGCGACCATGGAGGCGAGCGGGGTACCGGCCCCGAAGTCGATGCCCGCCCCGGCCTTGGAGACGGCAGTGAACTCCTGGCCCGCACCGAGCGAGGCGAGACCACCGATGCCCTGAGCGTTCGACATCTGCTGAATGACAGCCTGCTGCTGCTTAGCCGTGGCGGATGTGACTTTGAACGCAATTCTGGCTAAGGCTTTGGTCATGACATGGCTGGCCTCAAGGAACTCCTTGTAGGCCTGGGCCCAGTAGACGGCGCCCATGAGCTCAGGCTTGCCCCACTGCTCGCCGATCTGACGGTTGACCATCTCGTAAACGACCCTGTCGTCGTGGACAGTCTTGTAGCCCTTCTCGTCCTTGACGGGCGCCCAGTCCTTACCGTTGACGACGTGCCACTCGGGCTTGCGCCGCTCCTGCTCCGCCGTGGAGAGGGTGTCCGACACGGGCACGGGGTCGATCAGGAAGGCGAAGATGTCGGCCTCATCGGTGGCGTCCAGAGCTCGGGCGATGCCGCGGATACGCGACAGGGGCACGGGGGCCACTCGCTTGTCGGTCCGGCGAACGGTGTAGAGCACGATGCCGTCGGTGCAGAAGGCCGCCTCATCCCGGGCGCGTGCCGTGCGGGAGAGGACAGTGTCGTAGAGCGCCGCGGTCTCGGGCGTCTTGATCCCTGAAATGCGAGGAATCTCACTCCACATATAGGCGTTGCGAATGCCGATGCCGCGCTTGACGAGCGGGTTGTAGGCGGCGAGCCTGCGAGCCCTCAGCGAGTGCTCCTTGATGACTGCGAGAGATACCACATCGGATGTGGCGTCCTCATCACCCCAGCGGGACCAGCCGACATCCTCCCGGTTGAGAGATGCGACAGCCCCGCGGGTGACCGCGGCGTACGCCTTGGACGCCTCGGTCAGCCGGGCCTGGACGCGCTGGGTGGACCCGCCAATCTGAAATGTGCCAAATCTCACAGTTCAACTCCTCAGGCTGGGGCGAAGGTCCACTCCTCATTACCCCACTCGTCTATAGGTGAGTACTCGGAATCCGTACTCTCCATTAGGGTATCAGCCTCGATGAGAGAGTCCGCCCCATCTGTTAGAAGGCTGCTCGGCATCGCCGCGTAGCAGATCGAGTCCAGAACGTCAGGCGAAGGCTCGCCCTTCCTCTTCAGCTCGTCCTTCCCACGAATCAGGAGCTTGGTGCCTCTGTACTCGTAGAGGATCGAGCGGAACTCGTCGAAGAGCCCCTCGGTCTTCTCACCGGCGGCCTCATCAGGTGGAACCGACAACTCGCCAACATTGATGGCCTGGGCGACGGAGTCGTACATCGCCGCGCGGAAGTTGTACCACTTCAGGTTGTCCGGCGAGGCCGCATTGCCGACGATCCAATAGACCGGAATCTCCTCGGGCACGTGGTTGTCGATGACGGCCTGGACACCTCGCCCAACACCCACGGCGTCGATGCGGATGTCCACGTCGAGTCCTTCCGCCCGCAGGCGCTTGGCGTGCTGTCCGATGAGCCGGGAGAGCCTGTTCCCGTCATAGCCCTTCACCCGCTCGACAACCTCGACATGGCCGTCCTGGCAGGTGGAGATCACGCTGAAGTCACCAGTAGTGGACAGACCGACGTCAACACCGATGTGAATCGGGGCGGTCGTGTTCCACTCGTCATCAGCCCACTCGTTCATGGACTGAAGCACCCGGCCGAGGTTGAACAGGCCATCGTCACCGATGTCGGGGAACCTGGCGAGGACCTTCGACACGTACCGAGGATCGTCCTTGCCCCAGCGACGCTCGGCATCATCGACCCACTCCTTCTGGAGCAGGTTGTCCTTCGCCTTCTGGGGCACCTCTTCGCCCGTGAAGTTGGGCGTGTCAAAGGCTGAGATGGTGATGAGGTTCCACTTCCGTTCGGAGGGCGGGAGCTTCGACTCGTCTCGCCAGATCTTCGCCATGTACGAGTTCGGGTCGTCCGGGTTCGCGATGGCGAGGATGCGGGCGTGCTTGTTCGTGGTGATGGTCTCGACAGAGGTGAAGATGTTCTCCGCCACCCCACCGGCCTCATCGACAACGGCGAGGACATAGGTGGAGTGGAATCCCTGAAAGGTGGACTCGTCGTAGTCCGCGGGCTTGCGCCCGAACGCGGTGGCTGTCTTGAACCCAGGGAAGGTCCACTCCGCCTTACCAGTGATACGCCCGGGCATGTTCGCTTTGGATTGGAGATCCTCGACATACGCCCACATGACGTTCTTCACCTGGTTCCAGGAGGGTGCCGTAGTGATCACGCGGGTCTCAGTAGGGTCATGCGGGTGGACATCAAGCCACCAACCAATAGCCCGAGATGCAGTGTGTGAGTTGTGCGTGGGGATCAAAGCTCGCCCGGTCAAGTACATGTGACTCGGATCGGCGACCTCGATGCATATCGTTGTCGAGGTGCCTGCGGGCTCAACACTCTTGATAGTGCGTACCGTGTTTCGAGACGCCTGACTGGCTCCTCGATTGTTGTGAAACGCCTCTTGCTTCCGCTGCAACCGGAACGGCTCCCACCCGATCGGCGTGAAGTTCATCCGGTAACGCGTGCTCGTCACCCGACCGTATAACTTCGCATCATGTGGATGGATGTTAACGATCGTGCCTAGGCCGCGGATGAGTTCCTGCGTTCCAAAAGCAAGCTTCTCATCACAGAGATCCAGGGACACCGAGCCATTCCTCGTCGCGTGCCCATCTGCATCTAGCAACCCCTGAACGACAGCCAATCGGTATTCGACCGGGGCGCGAAGTACCACTTCGGGAATGTACTTCTCGTCTAGCACGCCGACTTGACGAAGCGCCACCTGAAGACCCGCAGGTGTTGACGTTCGCCCGTGCTCAGAGGTCTCACGAATCGGGAGAAGTCCATGCTCTGCTCGCTGGGCCTCGCGAGAGAGGTGTTCGCTATCATTCGCATGGAACGTGATCGCACCAGCACCACGAGTCCCGTTCCCTAGCCAGTAACCAAGAAGGTAACCGTCAACTTCCGGGGCCTCCCCCGAGCCCGACAGGGGGCGGCAGACGGGCACTCGATGGTTCAACTGCCCTGTTGTCGATCGGAGAGTGTCAGCGATCTCCTGAGTCTCGAACCGCCGTGTCGAACCCCAATGCTCCCGCCAGTCGGAGACCTTCCGTGGTCGGTGCGACAGGTGGATGGTGTTCCACTCGTGGGCTGCGTCGAACTGCTCGACGACGCCGTCGCTGAACTCCACCTTGTAATGCGGGCGATCGTGCCACCTCATGACCGCGACTACCTGTGTGGGTTTCCCCTCAGGGGTATAGACCTGATCGCCACGCTCGATCTCCCCGTAGGTGATCCACCCACGGCCCGTGAGAATCTCCGCCTCGGGAGGTGCCCCTTTCCCGCTTGCGTGACATGAAGCGACAAGTGTGCGCTTGTTGTCTCTTAGCGAGTACATCACCTCACGCTGCTTCGACCACAAGTGATCCCCGAGCCGATCCTGAGCCCAGAGAACGGGGTCCTCCCGCATCGCTCGCTCATGGGAGCGCGCCCCGAACTGATCTGCGACAGCCCGGAAGTCTATCTTCTCCGCCATCGGTCCTCCTTCGAGATAAGTCTATAAAAACAGGATCGCCCATCTGGCGGAACCGAAAACACCAGATGGGCGAGAGCCGAAAGGCTAAACGCTCCAGGGGCCGCCGAAGCGGGTCGCAACCCCCTGCCTGCATGGATAATAGTAGCACATCCTAGAAGCCTGTTGACTCTTCAGAGTATGTTGTTGCTCACACTCAGATGGTCATATCGGCCTTGGGCTCCTCCAAGATGCTGGCCGAGCTGGACGTGGCATCGGCGAGCCACTCCTCCCGGTGCGCTTCGAGCTGCTTCTGCCCCCGTTTTGTAAGAAGGGGAAACAAATGCTGCTCCATGTTGTTCTGGACGGACTCGACAAAGGCGACGATGATCGGAATCTGCTGCTGCTGGATCAGCTTGATCTCCGCCTCGACCTTCGTCTTCTTCAGACCAGCGAGGTCACTGACGGCCTCGATGGTCGCCAGAGCCGTCTTGACGTTGTCCGGGTTGGTCGCCAGGGGATTCTCGACAACGGAATCCCAGAGCGCGTCCAGAAGCTTCTCAAGACGGGTGAGCTGCTTCATGAGCTGGGCGTGCTCGGAGAGCGACTCCTGGCTGGAGTAGTAGTCCTCCTCGATGCGGAAGACCTCGGCCTCGGAGAGCTGGAACCTCTCCGCCACCTCGCTGCGCGGTTTGCCCCTCAGGAGGGCCCGGATGACCAGGCTCTTCCTCTGAAGATCAATGGCCTTCTGTTCTTCTGCGGTTCTTTTCATTTAGAATTCCTATCACTCGCCACTGGGAGCCGAAAACATAACAGGCCCAGAAGCCCAGCAGCTCCTCGACCGACTCGGCCCCCAGCCCTCTGCCGTAAGCGTACGACAGGGCGCTGAGGGCCGGAACCGAACGTCCCTTCATCAGTCGTCCAAGTCCAGGAGGAGCTTCATCTGCTCGGACTCGTCGGAGACCTCCTTGAGGAATGCTGCGAAGATGGCCTCATCGTGCATTCCCTTCACCTCCGACCCGACGAAGTACCCGAGTCCGCCCGACAGAACGCACGCGGCGAGAACTGAGAGAGTCCACAACATCACTGATCATCCCTGTACTCGTCTGCGATCATGACGAACGCCACGATCATGAGGAAACCCACAACAAAGATCACTCGTACCAGAGCTCCCACCTCTTGGCCTTCTTGTCCTGAACCTCAAAAGTCAACAGGGCCGGATCAGTGGCATCACCTGTGCGGTTCGTGAACCACGATGAGCCGTTGTCCGCTGTCGGGCACCCAATGATGAACTTGTTGTCCCCCACGAGCGACACGCCGAAGTTGTGGAAGTGCCCATGGACCAGGATCGAGGCCTCATGAAGGCCACTCCTGTGCCCAAAAGCGAGGTCCCTGAACCAGGACGGAATCTTCGCCTGGGAGCCAGCCAGATGGCCGTGTGTGAAGCCCACAGCGGTCCCATCGGCAGTCTCCACCGTGACAGCCTCCTCCCACTTCTGGGGCTTGGCGAAGTTCACGTGACTGAACGGCTCCCGGCCCGACATGATCGCCTGGATGGTGTCCGCGATCAGGAGCCCGAAGTCATCGTCTGGTGAGTTGGCCCGGTTGTCGTTGCCCTTGCCCGTTCGCACGGCGCAGTGGTTTGAGGGGATCGACACATACGTCATCCGAGTACACAACGGAGCCAGCATCGCGACCGCCTCAGCCATCAGGCGCTGAGCGACACGAATCTGATCCGTGAGCGATAGGTCGTTGGTCTGCTGCTGCGAGGTGACGTTCCAGAATCCCTCGCAGACGTCCCCGACATCAGCGATGATGATCTCTTCGTAAGAGCCCTCAGCCTGAATCCACTCGGTGATCCGCTTGAGGGTGGTCATGACGCGGTTCACGGTTTCCTGCGTCCCACCAAGGCTGTCAGTTTTGCCCACCTGGAAATCCGACAGGCACACGACCAGCGTCTTAGGCCGGTCCTCCTCGACCTTGGGCGCCACCGAGAGCACAGCCCGATCGAAAACCTTCTCCAGCTCCTCGTAGGAGGCCTCACGGACGTCCTCGGCTACTGCGACAGCGGGGTTGTAGGTAACGCGCTCATAGGAGCCGTCCTCAAGCCGCACGGTCCTGCGGCGCTGCGTGATGGCGTTGACCGGGATGTCGAAGAACTCGTCCCTGTCCTGCTCGACAGGGAGCCTGAGGGCCTTCTGGAGCGCCTGCTTGTGCCTCCTGATGGTGGTCTCGTGGACGTCGAACATCCGACCCAGCGCAACATTCGACATGCGCTCCCTGCGGGGCTTCTGCGCCTCCTCCAGGATGGCCCTGTCGATCTTCTCGTTCAGGTCGTCCTCCAGGTTGCGCGCCATCAGTCATCCTCCTCGCCGGAAGCCTGCTTGAAGAGGTTGGCGAACCGGCTGTAGTCCTTCGACAGGAAGAGTTCCTCGTCAACGTCGGTACCCCTCAGCGCGGGCTTCGCAGGAGCCTTCTCCGTCGTGAGCTTGGCTTCCTGGTCCTTCTTCGGCTTCCTGCGCTTCCGCGGCCTGGGGACGGGCTCCCCGTCCTCATCGGGTTCGACATCCGCGGGGCTCTGGATGATGTTGATGGCTGTCCTGAGCACGTCGTCGATGCTGAGCTCGAACCCCGGGGTGCCGACGATGCGGATGAGATCGATCAGCGTGACCTTCCCGGAGCGGAAGTGGTTGTGGATCGTCTGCTGGGCCTTGAACCCGAAGACCTGCGGGTACTGGGCCTGGATGACTCCCTCGCGCCTGATGCGCTTCCTGAGGAGCTCTGCGGCGTACTTGGCCCGCTCGACAACGAGCTCATCCTCCCTGTACCGCGCGCGCTCGGCTCGCTGGTCCTTCCCGGCTACGAATGGCATATCGGTTCCTCTCCAAGGTTGTGATGGTTCTGATCCGGTTGCCCGGATGTCGCAGATAGAACTGTACCACATACGGCTCGACAGAGACCGACAGGGCCAAGAGATTTCTGTGCTCTTGCACACACCCTAAGGCTTATACTGACCGTTCAGTTGAATACACGACGTGAATGTCAAGTTTTCTTGACATATAGAAATTTACCCTTGTTCATTTTCAAGACTTGAAGATCAAAAGCTGAAATTTTAGGACTCAGGTCCCGAAAATCCTGTTTTTGTAGCACCTATTGTATTTAACCGATCGGTCGGCCGAGGAAGAACCCGACAGAGGCTTTTGATTGGAACGCCGGGAAGAAGTCGAGGTTGGAAAACAAATGTAGGTACGTACCTACATTACTCTCAAATTTCTCTTCGTAGTATATAATATATATTTGTATATAGTATATATTTTGTATATAATATTTAGAGAACTTAGTATAGTTTTTTATCCTAGTTTCTGTATTGTGAGTATAGATTACTGTACGGAATTCATACTTTTCTATGCAGGGTATATAAAAGCGAATTTTGGGTTTCATGCGCGCGCACGTACGCGTAGGGGCGCGTGTGCGGCACGTCACGCTCCTGAACGTTGCCTCTGTCGGAGAGCCGTGCTAGGGTTGCACCTGTCGGTCAACCGGATGTCGCCATCACCCGACCGACAGCAAGCATCAACATCGAACCGAAAGGAACCACCAAATGGCACGCAAGGTCCGCCCCGTCCACTGCTGGGGCATCGTGAAGCGGGACTACATCGAGATCAAAGGTCTCGGTGACTGCCGGGTCATGTCAGAGCCCCGGTACTCGTGCGAGAGCCTCGACATCATCCAGTTCTGGGTCATGACCCCCACCTACAAGCCCCTCCTCATCGCCATGTCGGAGGAGTCCTACCTCAACGTCGTCGAGTTCATCGATGACAACGACGAGGAGTTCACTGAGGAGATCGAGCGCGTCATGGTGTGCGAGCTCCACAGGGGCGACAAGTTCTACTTCGGGCGCCACAAGGTCACGTTCCTCGAAAGGGCCGGAATCAGTCGTTACCGGGTCAAGACGGAGAACGGCCGAGAGTTCGACAGCATGCCGTTCAAGTACTGCACGGTCGTTAAGCGGGTCAAGATGGTCCGGAAGACCAAGCCCCTGTCGTTCACGGAGTTCGCCCTGTCGTCCTACGAGAAGGCCCTCAGCAGGCTCGCAGAGGCCGTCATAAAGCTCCAGCTGGATCCAGCCCGTGTCGAGGTCCAGAAGCCCGCCAAGAAGGCTGAGAACGCCTCTCCGGTAATCACTACCAAGGATGTGCCCTCCCCCACCCCTGTCGAGTCCTGCAACGAGGACTGCGACCGCTCGTACTGCCTGGACTCGATGGAGTCGAAGGCCGGGCCCGATCGCGTGCTGACTTGCTCCGACGTCATCGCCGAGCTCGAAGAGGTTCGACAGCACGAGGGCGATCTGCCCGTGTCGATAGTGAACCCGGAGGACGGCTTCCGTCGTGTCAATGTCAGCGGTTCGATGCTCGAAGACCTTTACGAGTGCGGTGAAACTTATTGGGGCTCCCGGACCTGGGACACTCAGCCCCGACCCGGAAGCCCCGCTAAGAGCGAGCTCGTCGTCAGCCTCTGGTGATCAGCACTGACGCTGTAGAACGCCCTTGACACCAGCCACGATCGCTGAGCGCATGCCCTTCCGGGCCGCCTGGACGTACTGGGTCTGGTCATCGAGAACATGAGCGACCACGGGCTTGTTCGAGGCTCGTAGGGGGTCCACCACGTTCGCCGGTGCGTCCCACTGCATCGACAGGAAGTCCAACGGTCCTGTCGAGCTCTTGAAAGTTTCATACCAGGGCGCGGTCATATCGGTCGTGTAGGCATAGCCCCAGGCCCCGCAGCCCTCGGCCTTCGCCTGTTCGAACAGCCAATTCGAATCGCCATAGTACTTAATAACGATCTGCGCGGGGGTCACGTTCCTGTCGGTGATGTACTTCAGCAGGCGCTTCCACTCCCCGGCCCGGTACTTCGGGTCGATGACCAGGCAGTGGGTCTGCCCGTACCTGTCGAGCAGCCAGTCCAACCGAGCGGGAATCTTGTTCGTCGGCAGGGCGGCCTTGATCTCCTCCCAGGTCATGGTGTGCGGGTCGGTAGCGGGGCCGCCCAGCGACTCGAAGGTTCTGTCGTGCAGACCGAACCACACCCCATCCTTCGACTCGTTGCAGGAGAACTCCAGAGCGTCCACGCCGAACGACACGGACTGCGTGTAGGCGTTCTCGGTGTGCTCCACCCACGACCTGCTGCCGCCCCTGTGGGCCACGAAGAACCCGTCCGTGTTCTCCCCGCCGTTCAGGGCACTTCTGTCCCTGTCGATGAGTTCCTGCCAGGTCGCCAAGCCTCTCGGCACCGCCGCCATCGACAGGGTGCCCTGCTCCTGGCCGTTGTCACCGACCACCGTCAGTGCCGCGTACTGGTCCCTGTGCGTGTCGTCCTCGCCAACGATGTACCAGTTCTCGTGCTTCTCCGCAGTGGGCGGCGTCGGGTCGAGCCCCTCGGCAGTGAACGCCCACGTAGCCACGCAGGTCTGGATAGACGCATCTGTGAAGGCGTAGTCCTTGTCGGCCCAGCCCACCAGGATCGAGCTCGACGAGTTCGGTGCGGGCTGCACCGTCTTCTGCCCGTCGTCGATCGTCTGAATGGCGCCCTCGAACGGCCTGGCATGGTCCCCGCTCGTGTAGTGCTGGAGCGACACGACAAGATGCGGTTTGTTCTGCTTGGCGACAGCAGTCTTGATCTGGTTGCTGTTCAGCGTGTTGATCGTTACGCCATCGGAGAGGTTGAAGGTCTTCACCGTCCTGCCGTCGAGCACCAGGACGGTGGCGAGCTGACGACCGGTGTAGGAGGATCTGGGGTCCCCGAGCGCGAGCGGTTGCGAGAACTCTTCGACATCATCGACTTTCTTCGCCCACACGCCCAGGCTGCGGCTTACGACCCCGGTCGCCTGATTGCCGCGCCAGCCCGAGTTCGGGGCGGTGATGAACGCGGGAACGCCCTGGCTCCCGAACTGGCCGCCCTGGATGATGACGACCCAGTCATCCTGCGCAACGCCCTTCTCGCCCGAGGTGAGCAACGACACAGGGGCGGGCTGCCTCGCCGTGCCGCCGGTCACCTCGATTTGCTTGACCCATGCGGGCGCAGCCATCAGTTGCTCCTTCGAACAATAACCGTTCCGGGCTTGGTGCCCGCCGGAAGGTTCTCAGTCGGCCCGAGCACCAGCACTGTCGCACCACTACCGCCACCCGGCTTGTTCTCCAACGCGGCGACCTTGGTCTCGAGGGTCGTGACCTTGTCCCTCACTCCGCTCATCATGGCCCTGGTGGAGGCGATCTCGTGCGTGGCCGAGTTGAGCTTCGCCTCAAGCGAGGCCTTGAGTTCGTCGAACTTCTCCTCGGTGACCCCGCCGCCGGGCTGAGCCGGGGTGAGCAGCGGCTTCTCCACCGTGGTCTTGAGCAGGTCCATAGCATAGGTGCCCTGAAGATCCATGCAGGTGTACTTCACGGTCCAGTTCGGCCAGATCTCGATCATCGAGCCGTCCGAGGTCCACTCATCGCCCTTGCCCTGCTTCGGATCACCCTTCTTGACGACCAGAGTGCTCGCCCGCTCCAGCTTCCCGTAGGTCTGCGGCAGCGTAGCAACGTGCGTCACGGTTGTCGCGGGCTTCGGCAGCGCTCGCCACTCATCACCCTTCTTCCGGAAGAACATCGTGGCTCCGACAACGCGGTACTGGTACTGCCCCGCGCCGACCTGGCCCTGAGCGATGTCCACCCAGCCCGTGTCGCCCGCCTGCACGCCGCCACCCTGACCGCCGGGGGCGGCGGGCTTGTCCTCAAGGGCCTTCACCCGGGTCTTCAGGTCGGCGACATCCGTCTTGTTGGCGCTGATGACGCTCCAGCGTCTAGCGTCGGCGTCCGTGTTGTCCTTCAGGCCCTTTTCCAGCGCCTCCTTGGCCGCCGCCAGGTCGCCCTTGGATGCATACGCAGCGGCTGCGTCAGTGGCCTTCAGGAGCCCCTCCAGCGCCGCCTTTGGGGCATAGGCCGCAGCGGCGTCCGTAGCCTTCAGAAGGCCGTCCAGAGCGCTCTTGAGGGCGAACTTCGCGTTGACCTCCTGCTTGTACGCCTCGATGCGGGCCTCAATTCTTGCATCCGCAAGACCGGGCACCTCGTTCCGCAGCGTGTTCAGCGCCTGCGTCTGCTCGTCGTTGTCGATGAACCGGGCATCCGCTCCCTCGGCCGTGTAACTTGTGGCCTTCCCCACGAACTGCTTCGCCATAACTCAGCCCTCCGGCGTACCCTGCGGCACGCTCTTGTCCTTGTACGTCACTGTCCCGTCGCCGTTGTCGATCATCTCGACCTCGTTGCCATCTCCGCCGCCCGGGGGCTGCGCCTTCAGCTCGTCAATCGCCCTCTTATTGTCCGCGATCTCCGTCCGGAGCCCGTTCAAGGCCTGCGTGAGGTTCTCGACACGCGCCGTGAGCCCCTCCAGGTCCCCCGCGGGCGGTGTCGGGCCGGGCAGCGCCGGATCAGCGGCCCCTGCACCCCCGGCAGCGGGCCTCTGACGGGCGAACGGATTGGCCAGCATGCCGTCCCCGTTCGTCAGGACGCTCGCGACGTCCACCACCGTGCCCTGTCGCAGCGCCAGGTCGCCCTGAAGCAGGTAGTCCCCGCTCGCAACGACGTCGATGTGCCACAACCACTGCCCCGCAGGCGTCACCCCCGCCCCCGGGGCGATCAGATCGACGTAATTCTTGCCCGTCGCCGGGTCGTAGAGAGCGCCGGACGGGTCCACACCCACCTCGATCCGGCGCTCGATGTAGGCCGTGCCGTAGGAGACAACATAAGGCCCGTACGTGAAGACAACAGTCACATCCCCCGACGGTCTCATGTCATCCGGGGTGAGGACTTGCCCCACGACCCTCGCATAGGGCGCCTGGGGCGGCTCAGTGCCTAGCATCGCCGACTCCTGAAGTCAAGATGGTATTACTCACTCGCAGTCTATCGCCCCGCCCCTGTCGATCGGGCTATACTGGAGCCGTCCAAGCAACCGAGAGGAACCAGCATGCAATCCGTTCTCAAGACCGCTGATGAGTTGTGGATCGGCGACCTCATCATCTACACGAACACGCTCCACGTCGTGAGTGAGCAGCGTCTCACCGTTGATGGCGAGCACGTCGCCAGCCTGCTCATCAGGCCCTACCTCAGTGACGGCCCCCTCACCCGCGTCGAGGTTCTCCGTAACCCCGGCTACCTGTTCCGCTGCGTTACTGTCCCGATCTTCGCCGTTGAGCCCTGCGACGACAAAGGCTCCAACATCCTGGCCGTAGCCGTCTACACCAGTGCTCACAAGGAGATCGTCTCCGACTACGTGGGCTCCTCGGTCCGCGCTGATGGCTCACTTCCCTTGGAGAACGGAGATGTTGCTCACTACGGTGATGTGATCGCTCTCGTGGACAATGGCGACGCCTTCGAGTACTGCATCGTCGATAAGTACACACTCTCGAAGCACATCCGTCTCATCACCATCGAAGAGGAGAATTGATGCTCACCATCTACACCCAACCCAACTGCCAGCAGTGCCGCGCCACCAAGCGCTACGCCGATAGGATGGGCGTCCCTTACGTCGAGCGGGCCCTCGCCGACAGCCCGGATATCCTCGCCAAGGCCGTCCAGGCCGGTTACACCTCGGCCCCTGTCGTGGTGGACGACCACGGCAACATCTGGGGCGGCTACAACCCCTCCAAGATCCGAGGTCGCTACTCCGCCAAGTGACAAGAAGAAGCCCCCGAAGTCCTCACCGACCTCGGGGGCTTCTTCCGACCCAACACACTCCCGAAAGGAAGAGCCTCAGTATATCACGCCTTCTCGGGGCCATCTCCCGCGCCATAGCGGACAGGGTTGATCACAGTCGGGCGCTCCAGCTCGCCGTCCTGGGTCACCGCGGCCGCCGGAGCGGGCTTCTTCTCGGGCGAGGGCACGAAGTACCGGGCGATGAGCAGGAACACGACACCGGCGACCTGGCTGATGGAGTCCAGGTACTGCGCCGCCGTGTCCGCCTTGACGAGTCCTAGCGCCATCAGCAGCGCCATAACCGCCGCGACAACGCCGTAGGCCGCCTTGCGGACCTCGGGCTTCTGAATCGTGGTGAGCATTCTCACTTTCCCTTCTTGATCGCCTCAACGAGCTCCTTGATGAGCCCGTTGGTCTCCTTCTGAGTCGCGACCGCCTGAGTCAGCAGCAGCCTGTTCTGCTCCACGCCCCAGATCACGTCTCCGGCCTGGCGCTCATTCGCCTTGCCGTACCGCAGCTCCCCGCGAACCGCGTTGATCGCGTTCACGATGTCGTCACCGTTGGCCATGATGATCCTCTCAACCTCGTCCATTGTTCCACCGCTGGGGCGCTCCGAGTACCACCAGCTGTTGACGTGCTGGAGCAGGCTCTCGCCATAGCCCCAGTACTGATCACTCTCATTGCCGCAGTTGTACCGGCTGCCGGCCCTCCGGATGCTGTCGGCGCTGTAGTCGCCCCCGAGGTAGTCCCTCAGGATCGACAGCCCCACAACGCTCGACTCGTGCGGATCCCACCACGCCCTGTCGGGCTCATTGATGAAGTACCCGTTATAAGTGACCTGCGTCGGGCCCACACCGTTACTGGTCTCCCAGTCCAGAACAGCTGGCAGGAAGTGGTTAAGGAAGTTGTCCCTCGTCACCTCGCCCCAGCCCGAGCACGCCCCGCCCACGTCATGGCCGTAGACGTTCGTGCAGTTGCTCTCCTGGTCGGCCAGACCCAGCGCCACCGCCCAGTGCAGCCCCACGTCGTCCGCGGCCCTCAGCACCGCGGCCTGAACGCTCTCGTTGCCGCTCGCCCGCGGAGCCGGTGTGGGCGCGGAAGCGTTCCCGTCGCCCCCGGTGAGCGGGCTCGGGTTGTCCCTACGGCGAAGCGCGTGCGTCCAAGCGGCCTGCTGGGTGTACGGATGGTCGTTGTACGCGATAATGCGAACCTCGTCACCCGTCTGGTCGCCCTCCCAACCGTCGATGCTGCCATCCTCAGCGATCCACGCCTCGGCCAGCAGCGCCCCATCACTGTCGGGCCCGGAACCACCGTTGATGATCATCGCCACATGGCCACGACCACCACTCGCGCCTTCCGACAGCACGATATCGCCCGCGTACCAGCCCCCGTCCGGGACATTGCCCGTCCAGGAGTCGCTGATATCCGCGAAATTCCGCTCCAGGGCGTACTCCCGGATGTTCCCGGTCCATGTGTCCCGGGGGAAGTACCCCGCAGTGAACGGCTCACCCCACTCATGGTGAGCTGCGATGTTGTAGCACCCCGACACCAGCGCCGAGCAGTCCGCGTTGGCCGGGGACCTGACCAGCCAGCCGTCCCAGTCGCTCCTGTCGTAGAACGTCCACCTGTCGGGCTGGCTGTACCCGACGTCCGCCATCGCGTAGTATCTCGCGCAGGCGGCCGCGTAGTGCGCCACGTTGCCCATACGACCTCCTTCCGTTGTCGTGATCCAAGCGTAACGGACCCAGGGCTTGACGTGCGCCCGACACTTCTCTATGCTGGGACCATCAACCGAACCGAAGGGGCCAGCATGCCGTACTACCGCAAGAAGCCGATCGCCGTTGAAGCTCGCCAGTACACCGGGGACAACTTCCTGGAACTCCAGGACTGGAGCGCCGATCATGTAGAACTCTCCGACTACAGGGACGACGCTATCTGCGTCTACACGCCCGAAGGCCTCTTATGGTTCAACGAGGGCGACTACGTCATCAAAGGTGCCCACGGAGAGTTCTACCCCTGCCGGAAGGACATCTTCGAAGAGACCTACGAGGAGATCTGACAGGCGCTACCTAGTGGAACCGACCGCCGTTACGGAACTCAAGGAAGGCGACTTCTACTCCTTATACCTTGAATGCCTCGACACTCGCAGGCGCCATCTGTACCAATCACCAGGACCAACTGAAAGGAACCCGCCATGATCACCATCGCAGACCTCAAACAGCACCTCGAACAATTCGATGACGACGCAATGATCGTCTTCAGGGCCGACACGGAGCGCGAACTCTACGACGACTCCGCTCTCATCGACATGCGGGAGCGCCTCGACTTCGAGCCCGTGTCGGTCGCAGTCGCGGACGACGTTGACTACTGGGAGCCTGATAACGGCGACACCGACCGCATCCGCATGAAGGCCCTCGTATGGAAGAAGAACTGACGTGGAGCCACTGAAGACTGAAGCCGTCGGCCACATCACCTACGGTCCGCACGAGCCCACCACGTTCATGCTCTCCGACGATCTCCTCGAATCCTGCCTTGGGGACAAGGTCTACGTCCGCGTGGGGGACAAGAAGCATCGCATCTTGGGCCTGAACACCCTCGTGGCCACCGGTGAGGTCGAGATCGAGTGCGAGGACGACTGAAATGACACCAACACCCATCATCGACATGTTCTCCGGCACTGGCGAGCTCGCCCGGGCTGTTGCCGACGGCCTGAACGAGTTCACCTGCTTCCAGTCGTTCTCCGACAACTACGGCCCCGCCCGCAAGTACCTGAAGGCCCGTTTTCACAACGTGAAGATCCACTCGGACTTCCGCGATCAGGACGTCCCCGAGGGCTCCATCGTCACCATCGAGGCGCTCTGCCAGGACTTCAGCGTCGCGGGCAAGCACGCCGGGGCCGACAGGGGCTCCGGCACACGGGGCAGCCTCATCCACGAGGCCCTCGACATGGCCGTGACCGGCGGCGCGTCCCTCATCGTCGCGGAGAACGTCCCCGGCGGCCACCGCACCTACCTCGACCTCGCCCGC